TACTCAATCATCAGATATGGGGTGAGAGGCTTGGTATAGAATACGCAAAAAGTGATGCTTGGGATATTACCATAAGAAAAGGTGTGCTATACAGTAGCACTTCTATGGACAATTTTGATATGGGAGCATTTATGGAAAAACTTGGTGTTGAGAACGTAGTATGGGGTGATGGGATTCAACCTACTGCCGAGACCGATGATTTAGAATGTGACTTAATGTGTAATGAATGTCAAATGAGGTTTATATGCTATACTAATAGAGGTGAAAAAAGATGAAAATTAGAAGTGGTTTTGTAAGTAATTCTTCTTCCTGTTCCTTTGTCCTTGATAAAGATGGTATGACAAAAGAACAGATGATAGATTTTCGGTTTGTTTATCATGAAGCTGAGGCAAAAAGCGGTGATACCTATATCTATGAAAGTGAGAAACATTTTCATGGTAATCTAAGTATGCACGATAAGCTAATACCAGCGTTTTTGGAAAAGCATAACTTACAAGCAGATATGACCATGTAATATGGGCAAATATAGAAGGTGGATAAGTATGCAGGGATTTCCTACTGTTAGGTGTAATGGAAAGTGTACTAAATGTCCTATTAAATTTCATTGCTATACTACAGAAGGGTCGGAATATTTAGAAGTAACTCCTGAAGAAAGGTTTACAACTACCCAAAAGGTGTATGGTAATTGGGGTAAAATGAAAGATAAGGTCGAAATATCACTAGGAAAATGAAAAGTTCTGGTAAGGAAACAACGTGAAGATACGTACAGGTTTTGTAAGTAATAGTTCTAGCTCTATGTTTGTGGTGGCTTTTCCACGTGAACCAAAGAGCATCAAAGATGTGCATGAAATGATGTTTAATGGTCATCCATTTCTGGGCAATCCTTATGATGATGGCAAAACTGAAACGAAGAAGATTGCACAGACAGTGTGGGGGGATATAAAACCACAAAAACGGTGGAAGCACACAACAATGCTAAATAGAGTTAATGATGCTGTCAGGGGTGGTTGGTTGAGCGGACAACCAAATTACGATGATTTCAAGATAATACCACATCACATTACCGAGCTAGAATATGATAACAAAACTATTATTACAGCTAGAGTTAGAGAGCAGACCGATTGGAAAGCATACTCTAAAGCTTGTGATAAACACACACAGGTAGTCGTGGACGAGTTACTAAAAGAATTTAAAGGGCAGAAAATTTACATATTTAGATATGGAGATGATAGAGATTATTTCTCTGTGCTAGAACATGGGGGGATATTCAATAATCTTCCCCACAAACAAATAAGCTGTCATTAGGAGGATGAAGTGAAAGTAAGAATAGGGTTTGTTAGTAATAGTTCCTCAGAAAGTTTTTTGCTTTATGGTATTCAAGTGGAGAAGGCAGACATTACTGAGGAAATTGAGCAAAAGATACGCAATGCTGACCTCATCATTGAATACGCACCAGATTTGGATGAGCAAAGGTATGTTGGGAGGAGTTGGGACGCTATTCTGGATGACGAAACTGGTCGAGAGTTTAGGGAAACTATAAGACGCAATCTTATTGAGATATTTGGGACAGATGTAGTGTGTAACACACACTCACAAGCTTGGTACAATGGATAAGGAGAGAAGATGAAAATAAGAAAAGGATTTATCAGTAACAGCAGTTCAACTTCCTTTATCTGTGAGGTCTGTGCGGAGACTGTATCTGGTTGGGATGTTGGGTTAGAGGAAGCAGAAATGTATAAGTGTGAAAATGGTCATATATTCTGTAAAGACCACGCTATCAATGGGGAAGAACTTGAGGAAATGTTAAACAAACTGGCAGAGGGTAGCGAAGATACCGATGACTACTGTGATGCAATCCATGAAATACTTGCGAAGCATTGCCCTTGTTGCACCTTTACTACTGTCAGTCCTTATGACCTCACTGATTATCTCTTGAAGAAAGTGGGAATGGATACGGAAGCCGTTGCTAAAGAGCTTCGAGATAAGTTTATAGATTTTGGAGCTTTTCGAGATTACATAGAAAAGGAATAAAATGAGTACCAAAGGAACTTTAACGTGGGTCGCACCAAATTGGAAAGGAAGACTCACGAAATTATCCAGAAAAGTAATGTGGATGGATGGCTATGATGCTTGGTTATGTGTCTTTCGTGGTGTTGGTAGTGAAGTTGGGTGGGGTCATCGAGAATTCAAACCAACATCTTATGGATTTACTTATGTCCAACCTCAAAAGTTACTGAAATTAAGCCCAAAATATGATGATGAGTTCGCTCGTGAGCATGTTAGGGAACGAACATTAAACCGTCATAAGGACAGTGCTGGACAACTTATCAATGATGGTTTTATTTTCGCTTGGTTAACACCAGAGGAACACTACCAGTTGAAGGAACACTACTTGTCCAGCCAATAACTAGGCTTGACATTCCAAATGGCATATGATATAATGGTACTGTGAGTAAATTAGAGTTCAATTGGGATGGAAAAGAGCTTGTTATAAAGCAATGCGACAAAATAAAAACCGCACCACAAAGTTGCAATGCTTGTAAGTATAGGTTTCAATGTTTTACTGAACGCATTAAAACGAATGATGCAAGGGTGTCTTCGGCTGAAGTTACTAAACTAAGTGATATATTAAAAGATATACAGGTAAAATTTGATGAACCAGACGGAATTACCAATAATTGAGGTTGATTATGATGTAGCCCATAGATTAGATGAAGAAAAGTGTAACAAGTGTGACAAGCGTTTTAGATGTTGGGCAAGTAGAGGTGGAGCGAGGATGCGGATTTCTATGGGACAGCATAGTAGTGAGTCAAGATATACACTTAGAAGTAAATAAATCAACGCAAATAATTTTAAAAGGGTATTTGTTCAGAACCACTATAGGAGAGGAAAATGAAAGACAGGGCTATTTATTATGTGGATGGGCGGACTACAGTTTGCTTACTTCAAGAAGATGGTGACATCGTAGCAAGGGGAATTTCTGTATGCTCAAGGTTAGATTCCCTTAGCAAAGCAGAAGGTCGAAGATATGCTCGCAATCGTGCTCTTGAAGCGAAAGGTAGGCAACAGGATTGTGCAGAAATTAGACTTGACCACCCTAGAAGTATCTGGTTTGACAAGGCTCATCTATCCCTAGCGAGAGATAGGTTTGGTGATTACAAGGGATATTATATGCCCGAACTAACACCAACGGAGAAGCTGATTTTTGAGCTAAAGAATGGAAACCATTCCCTATGATTTTAGGCAATTGATGTTTGCTACAAATTAGTGAAGACTTATTAGAGGAAATGGTATGAAGACAAGTAAAAAAGTCAAGAAGGCGATGGAGAAGGCTGAGAGGGAAGTACGAAAGGAAGCTTTGAAACCAAAGAAGAAACGGAAGATGAAGAGTACTGAACAGCAAGCAAGTCCATCGGGCAGGTGGATTAATGATGAGTGGGGAAATCAGGAGCGAGTTTTCTTTAATAGTGACAGGTATTGGGGGACATTTATTGAACCAGGTGAAACACCTGGTGTTTTGGATATAGTATCAAGGTATTGGAGTGCTAAAAAATGGGAAGAACGAAAGAAGCAAGAGAACACCGCACCGATCTTAGAAACTATGGGGATGGAAAAACCATTGTCCTCTACACTGAGGATAACGAAGTCTACCAAAAGCTCAAAAAGAGTGCTGAATGGGAAGTTCCCTACGAAATCTGGAAAAACTGCGACCCCCGTAAAGCAAAGAAAGTGGCGGTAGACCTTTACTTTCCTAAAAGGAAAAAAGAGTCAATAAATAAGCGTATTTTACGCATACAAAAAAGAAATGATTAGAGCAGATGAGGTTGGACGACCTCAATCTATATATACTGACCCTAAAACATAGGCATAAAGGATTAGCAACCCAAATAGTAAATTATCTTATAGAGAAGGTATTATTGGAGACCAAGCTAGACGAAATATTTGCAATTACGTGTCCTGATACCGATGCAGATAAGATATTTATTAAGCGTGGTTGGAAGCAATATAATAAAGGGGTTGGAGACCAAATGAAAATAGATAAATTTGACAGCAACCAAAAAATAGGAAGAGTTCCCTTGGTGAAGGGCGGCGGTAGTAATGGAGAGAAGTTCGTTCTGTCAGTTTTAGCTGATGGTAGCGGGGTTGTGCTTGAATTTGAGGATGATGAAGCTTACTTCTTATCAACACAGGAATTGGTAAAGGAACTCTTGAGCGGGAGAGAAAAGAAATGAACAACGACTGGCAACTTAGAGGATTTCCTCTGATGAAGGATATTATACCTGAAGGTAAGTCAGGTAAGTTTGCTATTGAACATTATGATATTCCCAAAGACAAAGCACGACTAGCAGTAACAATGGCTACATACAATCGTGACTATCTTGGTAGAGAAATATTCGCAGGCAGTTTTTGTAAGCTTACACATAATGGCAGTATAATAATGTCAGACTCAGGTGGTGAACGATATTCTAATACGGAAATTCTAAGAGAAGCACATGGTAATATCCTAATCGCTGGCTTAGGATTAGGTATGATTCTTTGTAGCATTTTACCTAAACCAGAAGTGGAAAGTGTTACTGTAGTAGAAATCTCACACGATGTGTGCCATCTTGTCCTCCCACACTTGGCAAAACATCTCGGTAGCTACATCAACAAATTAAGGGTTGATGAAGATGATATTTATAGTTATACACCAGACCGCAAATACAACATAATTTACTTTGATATTTGGGGCAATTACTCTGGGGATGAATATGAAGACACCAAAAAATTACACAGGAAATTTAGTAGATACCTTGACAGGTCAAACAATCCTTTTATGGGTAGCTGGATGCGGTGGCACATGAGGGAGTTACATTTTGAGAGGTAGTTATGGGTTATGGTGGTACATGGTTTTATATCTGAGGCTACCCAGAGAATATCCTTAGCAGAATCATACGTATCTGAAGCTGGACAAATAGGTAGGAGATTATACTGGTGCTCCCGTAAGGCAGCATCCTCAATACAATGGATAAAAAAATAGAAACATATAATTTGGAGAACAGTAAGGTGCAAAGGACTAGTGACTTAGAGTTCTGGAAGGGAATGGTTAGACCTTACCTTATAGTATTCTCATGGACACTATTAGGTATTATGTGGCTATGTGAAGTGGATGTTCCCTTACAGCTACAGGCAGTAGCAACTGCTATTGTAGTAGAATACTTTGGTGAAAGAGCAGCAAAGAGGTTTAAGGAAAAGAAGTAATGCAGGATAGCATACCCAGACCCTACACTAAAAGAATTTACTAAAGACCCCGATTACTGTTGGCGAAGATTAAGGGAGTATGAAGCTACACCTTATTGGTGTCACCACTTTGGGATTCCTAAGTGTATGGTTCGTCTTTTCAAGAGTAAAATGGCAGATAATAAAGGTTTGACTTAATCTGTGGCATGTGGTATAATTAAGGTGGAGCTTATAGGAGAACAGAAAAGGGCAGAAAAAATTTAAGTTTCTCACGCAAAAACAAGCAGAGCATAAAAGAAAATTATCATTGCACAAGAAACACGGTTGTTATCGTATACTAAGCTCTATGCTGTAGGTATGGTGGAATTAAAGTTTGAACCAAGTAATTGTCAATGGATTACATTGTCAGCCAACACTAAAAAAGACTTATAAAAATTCTTGGAGGTAAATAGTGAGCTTTTCAGATGTGGACAAGAAATACGACAAGAAGAAGGTTTTTGAACTCTTAGATGTTATTGGAGAAATCCAGAAGAACAAGTTCTCCAAGGTTAGAGTTGCCAAGGTAAAATGTTGGGGAGCAGAGTTCATACAAATTCAAGTGTGGAAGACCGAGAACGATAAGAAATTTGCGGCAAAAGGACAAAATATTATAGTCAAATCAGAAGTTGCGAATAGTATTGGTAAATTATTAATAAATGTATAGGTAGATTAGAACATGCCAAAACTAGGTTATAAACAAACAAGTGAACACATTTAAGTGAAGCACATAAAGGAGAAGTTGGTAGTCGCAAGCATCCGATGGCGGACGTGTTTCAAGGCTTTATCGAATCTGGTCAGGGGTAACTTCAACGATGCTTTGATAGTAATTACTAGACGTATGATTTGTTACAAGACTGATAGAGTAGGATTGTTGGAGTTGGTGTGTTAAGGTTACCTAAGTTACAACTTGATATGATTAAGAAAGACAGTGACTACTATATAGATAAAACCACACCCGAATGGAGGTTTGAACAGTGCAGAATAAAAGAAAGAGAAGTTGACCACAGGCATTGTAGCAAATGTGACCAAAGATTTCAATGCTGGACTGCTGGTAGACCGCAATCAATGAGTGTCTTCGAAGATACCCATATAGGACTACAGAAGCTACAGCAATGTATGAAAGCACAAATGATTACAGTGGATGAGGCATCAAAGGCTTTTACGAATTTAACTTATCAGATGTGCAAAGCAATGACAAAGAAATTTGATGACGAAGCGATAAATGTTTGACTTCTTAAAAAGAAAACGTAGAATAATTGACACGGAAAAGATGCCAGCAGAGGAACTAGCTTGTCTGAACTGCGGTAGTAAAAAGTTCTACGAGGATCGTCTAAGCGGTGGACTAATCGTTAATGTGAAGTGTGCGGGTTGCGGATTGTGGTGGAACAATACTCCTTTTGGGCTTGACTTCATTGGTATAAAAGGAAATATTGGTGAGCAGAAGAAGATAGTATGGTATTGTCCTACTTGTGATATTTCTATATACAACATGGGTGAAGTTAGAAAGTATCCCACCTGCTCAACGTGTGGTAATCCATTTAAGGTTTGTTGGAGCTATGGAAAGTTCCCTACAGAACACTGTGAGAAGTGTGATGCACGATTTAAGTGTTATACGACAAGAAGGTAATTTTGAATGAATCACTATGATGTGGTAATAGTTGGTGCTGGACTAAACCACGCTCTATTTTTTCAGATGACGACCTATAGCATCACCGACTTGCCCTTGAGAGAGTACAACAATGTGCGAAAATGAGGATATGATTAAAGCACTACGACAAGCTATACCAGTATCAACAGCTTGGAGGAGGCTACCTAGTAATCCGCAAATGAACGCTGAGGACTTATCACTCATTGATTTTATCCAAGAGTGTAGAGAACGAACTGCCGCTATGAAAGATAGGGAAAAATGTGAGTACTGTAAACTTCGCTTCCGATGCTATACTGAAATAAAAGTTAAACGAGAGAGAAAGACAAAATTTGAGAAGTAAATGTGCCAAAATTGGGCTTAACTCCAATAATTGAAGAGCTTTCGAAAGTACGGAGAATGAAAAGAGTTGAATCAAAGATAGAAACAACTTCCATAGCCATCGTCACTTGTGATTTTTGTGGCAAAGAAGACCAGTGGAGATGCACTGGAATTAAACAATGTAAAATTTGCAAGGAAGATGTTTGTTGGGAATGTTCGGAACATGTAGATATTGAATGCAACTTGCTAGAACCCTATTTCCATTCTGATTACCCTGAGTATATCTGTAAACCTTGTTGGGAGAAAGGGAAAGAAATCAGAAAGAGAATTATGAAAATCAGGGATGAGGCAGAAGAAAAAGAATGTGAATTGTGGGAACAATGGAAAAAGATAAAAGCGTAATACCGAAGGGAATGTATTGCTACACAGTATTTGACACTGGTGATGTAAGAGTGTGTCCTTATTGGAAAACAGACAAGCGTCACCACAAGCACGAGAACGGGTACTGTGCCTACTTAGAAAAGGGTGACTGGGACTTAAATAAAGAACCAAGCATTCCTTGGATAGTGTATGATGGTAAGAGAGAAAACTTTAATCCCCCCAAGTCCTCCGCAGAACTAGGACTTATGAGTTCTCTACTTTGGGATCAGTGTAAATGTGGAGACTGCCCTAAATATGAATAATTATTATACATATACATAATATGTTAAAGAGAAATAAAAGAATCTATCCTGAGCAACTTACTGCATTTAAAAAAGAAGGATGGAAGCTTGGATTTAGAGATAAACGGTATGGGTGAAAGAGAATTAATCAAGAAAATAGCTAAAAAATTCAACAAAGCTGGTTTTGAGTTATGGGAAGTGGGTAGTGATGCCATTTTGAGGGATATGAAATGAATAAAAAATACAACATAATATATGCCGACCCACCGTGGCAATTCTCTAGTAAGCAATTGCAAAAGTATGATGGTGAACGTTTTGCTTCCTTAGATAGTCGAGAGTATTCCACCATGACTATAAAGGATATTTGTGGCTTACCAGTAATGAGTATTGCTCATGATGATTGTGCCTTATTTCTTTGGGATGTTAGAGAGAACGGTGATTTAACAGAGAATTGGTGGGTTACTTTACCGAAAGCAATGCAAGATACTATTGACCAAATGTTAGAAGCAAGGCGGAAGGTAAAGAAATGACTGATGAAGAGAAAGTTGAATTGTTGAAATTGATTACTGATTTGTGTAGAGAAATAAGAGGAGTGTGTGGCGAAGAGGAAATATGGTATCAGGCAAATCGCCTATGGTGGGCTATTGATGAGCTAGAAACCAAAGGAGAAGATAATGACTGACAGATGGAATCACTGTCTGTAAAAAATGGTATTGTTTTGCTAGTTTCCTACAGGATATGTCTATTTTAGAAGGATGGGATGAGGTTAAATTTAATGAGGATTCAATTTAGACAAAGATAAAAAAACAAATAATAGGACAAAAAATTTATGCACCAGAATTTTGTTGCTGGTTGTCTATGAAAGAAAACGCTAATATTAGAGGTTAATTGTGGAAGATATTGTAAAAAGAATAGCAACCAAGTTTGCTAAAAATAATGCCGAGTTGTATCTAGTGGGTGGTACTGTTCGTGATATTATTCTTAATAGAGAATCACACGATATTGATATGGCAACTAATATTCATCCAGATAAGATAAAAGAACTATTGGATGAGTTTGGTAGCATTTATTCTATTGGAGAAGCTTTTGGAACAATTGGTCTCAATACAGCAAGCATAACCATTGAGGTAACTACATACAGAGGGGAAAAATACACTTCTGATTCTCGTAATCCAACAGTGACATTTAGTGATAACATATATGATGATTTGAGTCGGCGGGACTTTAATATTAATGCTATGGCTATTGATTTGATAAGGTCTATTAACCATGGTGTAGACACCATTATAGACCCGTTTAATGGGCAAGAAGATATTAAAAATAAAGTTATTAGATGCGTGGGAGATTTCAACGAGAGATTTTCATCCGACCCGCTAAGAATGTTAAGAGCCATTAGGTTTGCTTGCCAATTTGGATTCTCTCTAGGTATAAGAATTGAGCATCCAGAACGACTGGAAATTATCTCTAAGGAAAGAATACGTGACGAGTTTACCAAAATTATTCTTTCATATAGAGCTTCTTTTGGTGTCAGAAAACTATGTCAGACTGGATTGATGTATTATGTAGCACCTGAGTTTATGGATCTAAGGTATATACCACAGGGAAAAAATCACACGAAAGATGCTTACGAACATTCATTGTTAGTTCTACACAAAGGTAGTAAAGTAGATGCTGGCAATAGAAATCTAATCTTCCGTCTTGCTTGTATCTTCCACGATATTGGAAAACCAGAGACAAAGATAGAAGATGATGACGGTGTTCACTTCTATGGACACCACAATGTGGGTGCTAGAAAGACTAGAAAGATTCTACGTAGATTACGTTACAATAACGAAATCGTAAACAGCGTATGCCACTTGATAAAGTATCATATGACTCCTATTGTTTTGCAAAGGGAAATTCGAAATGGTAGAATTAGGAAGCGAATCATCATGCGGTTGGTGAGGAAGGTCGGGGAGGATAATATTTATCTGCTATTAGATTTAGTGAGGTGTGATATTCGTTCTTCAAAGAACCCACGTTACAAGTTTATAACTATCTTAACAAGATTAGTAAATAAGTGTATGAAGGAACAACCAGAAACTTTAACATCACCTATTAGTGGTGTGGAGATTATGGAAGCGTTTAACCTTAAACCTAGTAAAGCTATTGGTGATATAAAGAATTATTTAACTAGCTTGGTTATAGATGGAAAATTAAATAAAGATGATAGAGAATCAGCGTTTGCCAAAGCTAGAGAGTATATTAAGCATAAAAATGAAATTAATGACATGTACAAAATGCAATAAGCAAAGAGAACACCACGCAAATGGATTGTGTAAATCTTGTTATAGCAAGATATGGAATGCTCTTAATAAAGACAAAGTAAGTTTGTGGTGTCAGTGTTATAGGGAGCAACACAAAGAGTATTTGGCAAATAAGAAAATTGCTTACCATCTCAGAAAACCTCTTATGACCACATGGGTAAACATGAAGCGTAGATGCTATAATCCTAGTTAAAAGGTAACTGTGCAAAGGAGTATGAATGAGCGAAGAAAAGGAATTGGAGCAATTTAAGGAGCAATTTATCAAAGGTTATATTAACCTCTATTTAGATAGATTGCTAGACCTAAGAAATGCTCTCCGAAGTGCTAAGAGTTTTGATGAAGTTCATATCCTAATGAAGAAAGAACAAGAATTCATCAGAGCAGAATTTGGAAAAGAGGAAGAAGATGCCACAACCACCAAGTAAAAGAATTCAACCTCTAGGTAGTCCACCAAAACCACAAATACCAGAACAACCAGTAGTATCACCAGAGGAAGTGGAGGTCTTAAGGAAAAGGGGTAAACGTGAAAATAAAAAGCTGAGGATAGTTAATGCCTAGGTGTGAAGAGTGTGAGTATCGTTTTATATGTTTTACCCTAGCAAATAACGAGAGACCAAAACGGGTGAAAGTAAATTGGAAAATTCAGAACACTTGTGGTAAGTGTCAGAACGCCAAATTTGACATGAAAGCACAGGGATACAGAACAATTCAACGTCCTGTAGGTTTTTGTGAGGTTACAGGGATGCTTGTACACAAAGATTCTGCCGCTTGTGAGGAAAACTACAAACCCCGAAGAATGTCACAAGTTGATAAAATTTATAAGGAGATAAACGAGGTACTTAGTTTAAAGAATAGAAAAACTAAACTTCCTAAATATTGCGTAATAGAGGAGAATGTTTTTTAAGAATGGCAGATGATAGAGAGAGATGACTATTGACGACATAGAATTTTTCGGATTTGTTTTTAGAGATTAGTAGGCAAAAAAGAAGGCTCAGGTTAATCCTTGAGCCTTCTTTATGCCCTTGGGAGAGAGGATGATTACCTGACTTACCAAGTTCGTAGATATACCCTACCCTAATATTCTTTCCCGTTTCTATTCCACCTTTGTAGCTCTGTTCCAGCTTCCTTATCAAAAAGGATTAGCGTACCACAATCAAAATCATAACACTTGTATAGTATTGTTCCATCAACCTCAGTTACCATTCGCATATCTTTTTTACAAGCGGGACACTTTCTCTTACAGTAAGTTGCCATTTTAGCCTCGTCATTTAAACCACCAAACCATTACGGCAAAACATCTTTTAATAAACTCCCTTGCAGAACTTGATGTAGAATCTTGCTAGTCTTAAAATCTTCGGGTAATGGAACGATACCTTGTGGAAGAACTGGAATCTTGTTTTCCCAAAAAGCTTCTGCAATCGCTTCGGAGCAAATCATCATCTTATCACGAACATAGTGGGAAGGTATTGGTAAGAATGGGAATTTCTCTTTAAGTATTCTCGGAATACAAGAATAAACAACCGCAAAATAATCGTAATAAGCACCATCTCTACTGGCTATTTCAATCGCTTTGGCTATAACTCTACGTTTAGCTTCCTGCCCAAGAGTGGAACGCATAACCAAAACTTGTTTACCTGTTTGGTGTGTTAAGTTTTGAATTACCACCCCTCGACCATCACTCTCGTAAACCATAGGGATGTCATGGAATTTTCCAATGTACATAAGAACATGGTCATATTTTCCTGCTATGACTCTGTTTAATCTTGACCATGCATCAGTCCTATCATTGACGCATATAAGGATATCACCTAACTCTAATTTAATAGCAACCCCCTTGATACAGCAGTCAACCCATTGGTTGCCGAGGGTGGATTCGAACCACCAACGCACAGGGTTTCAACCTATCGCTCTACCATTAGAGCTGTCTCGGCAAATAACCTGAGCTTTCGGCAGACTGTCTACCTTCCACAGAGTCTAGATTAACAGCAGGGTGGCTGTACCACCTAATCCAATAACTCTGGTTAGATTTTCCCCGTTCTGCCTTGTGGAGTTAAACTCAAAGAGTTAAGGGCAAGTCCACACAGGCTAGTTAGACAATACCTACTTATTAACTCAGGTTTTTAAATAGGAAAAATGCTTTCCCCAGTCTCAACCTTTGAGACAGCTATAGACCGCTCGCTCTTCCTCTTGGTAGCTTCTCTTTCAGCTTTTAAGCGTGCAATGTTCTGCTTTGTTGCTTCATCATTCCTAGCATCCTCAGCTCTAATCTTAGCAATTTGTCTCTCATAGGCTAGAATATCCTTATTACAAACCAATCCAAATTTTTCAGTAGTCATTTTTTCCATTCCTTCCTTTATTTGGAGTTCCCCAACTCTATTATTATTATACCACATGCCAAAGTAGATGTCAAGCCTTTTTCGTGGTTCGAATGGCACTTACTAAACCATATATGGCAACACCCATACCTATAGAATTAATAATTATTATTGCTGGAAGGGATAATAGCATACCATATGTGAAAAATCCTATAGCCCCCGCTAACAAAAAAGCTTTAATAACAACAAGTCTTTTTGCAGCCATTGCTCCAAAAACAAGAGCACCAGCAGTTATCCCAATAGCCTCTATTCCCCAACTCACATTACCCCTCCTTGTGCTCGTGATAGGAGTCGAACCTACACTAAATGGAGTTTAAATCCATCACCTCTACCTTATTGGGCTACACGAGCTTAATACATTCCTTACAACGGTCTCGTCTGCGTATATTTGGTGCCCCCTCTTAATCCAACCATCCTTTCAACCATCTTAACTTTCGGTGATTCCAATGTATTTCATCATACTGTGAATCAGCACTAAGATGTTGCCTAACTTCTTTTATTGGTAAATATCCCCAATGCCGTCTAGGATTTCCACACATATAACAAGAACATGGAACTTTAGTTTTGCGGTAAATTCCTAACATTCTTTGTATTTCGTCTTCTGTCCACCTTAATCTGCCACAGTAACCATGCCACCCCGATTGTTTTTTATTACGTGGTGAAAATCCCTCATAATTTCTGAAAGTCTTTTCGGCTTTATACCGAGCAACAATTAATCTAGCTCCACGCATACACATCTCCTAATTATTATCTAATTGTAACCTTGCCTCTAGATCCATAAGAGACTCCAATTCGAAAGCATAAACCCAATCTATGCTATACAAATAGAGTACTGAACGTTCCACCACCCATGCTGAATATTCCTTTTGCTCAATCATGCGGGAGTACGTACTTTTAGTAGAGAAACCTCTAGCACATGCCTCATTACAAAATCTACCAGAAGCATAAGCACCTGAATACTCTTTATTACAATACTCACATATCATGGTGTCCGATACTGGGTTCGAACCAGCATAAAGAAAGATTTGAGTTTTCTATGTCTACCATTTTTGCATCACTCAGACTATTTCTCAGCTAAACAATCACCATCAGTGTTATAGAGGTCATTTCTGAGGTTACAATCTCTGATACAACTATCACATGTTATATAATGACCACAAGTGGGACAAGTTTCGCCAAGTTTACGTGCTACATCCTTCTTTTCTATTCGATAACACCAAGGACATAAAGTCTCTTGGTTGCCTGCGAACAACCCCACTCTAGCACGAGTCATCGGGTCTAAATAGGATTGTCCTTTTAAGTGGAGAGTATTACCATCTTTCCTGTGTGTCCAGCAAACATACCGCATCGGACAATTATCACATTGCTCGTTGCACTTATAACGGTAGATTGTATCTTCTTGGTCTATTACTATGTCCACACTATTATAATACCACAAGCCACGTTAAAAGTCAAGCCTCTGCTAACCTCCGCCACAATGCAATACTTGGGTGCAACTACAGGCTTTGAATCTCCCATCAAATTCATCAGCAAAAACTCCTGAGATAATAGGTTTATTATTGATTTTAGTTAGCTTTGAACGGTTAACAAGAACTGCTACACCTAGAATGTGAACTTTATCGAATAATTCCCTAATAGTTGCTCCAGTAGTCAACACATCATCTATTATAATAGCATCCCAATTTTTCATACAGGGAGCAAGGTGGTATTTTGAGTCACCATATCTAAGTTTATAGTGCCTACCAAAATCATACATCAATCTCTCTCCACCAGTAGGAATACCCACAATAAGGACATCTCTACCTTCTATAAATTTTAAGATTTCCCTGTGCCAAGGTCTGAGGTAAAACAATCTCTCGTGTAAAGCATAATCAGAATAAAGCTTTTCAATATCCCACTTTACATTACTCTTCGCACCAGAATGTAAAGTGAAATCACCTTCTATTCTGCAACCTAAAGCTTCTATGTTATCTCTTAGATTCATGGGGTGACGGGAGGGATTCGAACCCTACATTACCTCGGTCACAGCGAGGCTTCCTACCATTGAATGACCGTCACCATACGCAATTCTTTAACTTCTCTTGCGTCTTATCACCTAAGTCTAAACCTCTCTTGACATAACCATTTGTATCTATTTCATAAATACTGATACTAAAACACCTTCTGCACCATCTAGGTTTGACTCTATAATAGATATAACTACAATACAAACAAGCGTATCTTTTCATTCAACAAAGTATTACTACAGTATTTTAAGTTCCTCATCTATCCTACCTTGCCGATACACCTTATTTTCCTGTTCTCCTGTCAGGATTCGAACCTGAAATAGCTGGTTCAGAACCAACCGTCCTACCTATTAGACTACAGGAGAATCTATAATCTTGAAGAGTGTAAAATGGTATATGGTACATATTTTGCGTGCTTTGGTAATATTGCTAACATATTTTGAACTCCCGCAAAGTTTAAACTATGCACAATAATTTCTTTACCTTTAATGTCATGCTCTGCCATGTATTTAACTACTTGATAACCAGTATTAGGGTCTTCTGAATCAACATAAATCTTCCCACCCAAATCATGGTCTAAAAACATAATATCAAATTCCTTATGTTCTTCAAATACCTTGACAGCATTACTAAAACTATCTGCAACTATACAATGTGAATCACCACCGTATATTTTAGACATAGCACAAGATAAAAATTGTTGTCTATTAAGCATATCATCTAATATAAATATTTTCATGGTGGCGGAGGTGGGAATTGAACCCACGTAGTTAGCTTTATGAGAGCTAACGGATAACCAACAATCTCCCCGCTATTCTTATTATCATATTCTTTTGTGACGATTCGGACACACTGCCAATAAGTTATTTATATCATTAATAATTCTTATTAGAACATCATCAGCAATCTCATGAACTAGTTTAATATGAGCAGGGGTAGGGAGAATCGAACTCCCGTTTTCAGGGTGAAAACCTGAGTGCCTAGCCACTAGCAGATACCCCCATTTTGGCTCTGATGGTTGGATTCGAACCAACATATGCTCGGTTAACAGCCGATTCTACTACCAATTGTAGTACACCAGAAATTATATTTCATAATCTTTAGCCCAAGTCATCCACCTCTATGGTACTCAGAACTGACCGTTTTGAACACGATTGCTCCATTCCTTAAACGACCAGTCTTACACTGTATCCTTTTAAACGCACCATCTTTATCTATTACTAAATCATACCTATCATTATCACGTGGGACTAAAAACAGTATATCCTTTGGAAAGTAATTTAACCTCTATGCCAAGGATGGGCAGGCAATTTCTCCCCGCACCTTGGGCAGATACTGCCCTCTACATATTGAGTTGGCGTCTGACAATGCCCATATATCTTACAAAGCAATTTGTTTATCTTATTTTTCATATCTTTACCACCTGTTCACCAGTAAAGTCTATTGAATATATCACCAATTTGTTTAGTACTCATCTTTCAATGTATTTCTCAAATTTTCCAGACTCTTTTTCTGTTCCTCGCTCAACGACCTTGGTAAATTTGGTTGCAAAGTAAAATAGTTATCAACACCATAAACTTTAATGTAAATTGTTTGCCCTGCTTGAGATAGTGGGGGAGCTTTCAATGTAATTCTTTCCCCATCCAAATTAACAACAATCTCACCACCTAAAATCATGGTTAACCAATCAACAGATAAGCTTATCCTTCTTGTTCTAATTACATTAATATTTTGACCACTGAAGATGCCACCAAAAGAACTAAACTCTCTGAAGAAAACATCGAACGGGTCAAATGTACCATTCAGCGTTCTCTTTGATGTTAAAGATTCGTAAGCTTCATTTATTTCTTTAAATTTCGCTTCTGCTTCTGGAGATTTATTTACATCAGGATGCCATTGTTTCGCTAGTCTCCTATATGCCCTTTTTATCTCCTCTGGAGAAGCGTCCCTAGCCACACCTAAAATCTTATAATAATCTTTCATTTATCTCCTTTGGAAGCACTGGTGGGAATCGAACCCACTTAAAATCGCTTTGCAGGCGACCACCTTTGCCAATTAGCTACAGTGCCATTTTATATATGCCCTCTGTACGGGAATCGAACCCGTCTCTTCTGCTCGACAGGCAGGTATTCTAATTCCGATGAACTAACAGAGGATTAACCACTTCCCAATCCATATTTAAATATGCCATACACCAATGGATACCCTTATGACGCACAGCACAAACTCTGACATACTCATCCTTAACTCAGTACGTTTCCTTCTATAATAATCTCTAGAATATTGTCGCCTTTTACTAGCATCTTTTATTGGCATCGTGCTCACCATTAACACCTATAGACCATTATCTCATTGTACCAGTTATAAACAGAGTAACTGGAAACTTCACCCACGCACGTTCTATATCAATATATTCATCTTCTTCTTCAATTATTGCTCCTAGTTTGAATCCATCACCGAAATTTTGTCTGTAACTCCTACTCCAAAAACCACAATCCGCTATTTGTTTATAGAGTCCAAGTCTTAAACACTTTGGTAAATGGAATTCCGCTTTGAATCTATCACACTGTTGGTAAAGGTGAGGTATCTCTGTAATATCCACCTTCACAAGTTTAATATGGATTCTATTACTAGTAAAGCATTCAAACCTATATTGACACCCATCACACTCTCTCCCACCAAAATGCCAGTGTCTTTTCATCGTTCTATTGTCAGTTGTCGTGTATAAATACATCTTATTCTCTTTTGGTACTGGTGGAGAGATTCGGACTCTCACTGAACAGCTTCTAAGGCTGTTGCCTCTACCTTATTGGGCTACACCAGCAAAACATTTCCCCAAGAACCTTTTCTATGACAATTCTCACATTTATCTATTTCCTCTTTTATACGTTCAATAGACCAACCTGCTTGCTTGAGCTTTCATCATCCAAATGATGATAAAACATTGGATGTGGCTATCATGGTTAAACATGATTCTCTCCACATTCATGACAAAATAGCGTACTCTTATATTCTTTATACCATTATCTTGTCTTTGCGTCTATTCCTGCAAGCTCTAGCTTGCTTCTTATGATTATGATACCAATTCCTTTGGTATTCTCTCTTTTCTAAATCATTCATTATGACTTGCCTAATTCGACTACACTAGCATACGACTCGCTGATGGGACTCGAACCCACAGTTACAGTTCCGATTTACGGATAACGGTTTAGGAAACCGCCCCGACTACAGCGAGATAAAGGGTACTTAGGATAAAGGCTATCGGTTTTTCCTCTGTGCCTAGCTAATAGTTCTCGGTATTCCACACTATTAGCTTTTCTATCAAAGTGCTTTTGACGTTATTTCAGCTAATACCTATCAGTTTTCACCTTGTAAACGCTACCGCATCCTAAGTACTCTGGCACCCCTGCCGAGATTTGAACTCGGACTATTAGCTTAGAAGACTAATGTGTTCTCCATTTACACTACAGGGGCAATTTTCACTCTAAAATGAGTATAACAATAAAATCTTACAAGACATTTATCGCATTCTTCAAGGTCGTTCCAATGAGAACAAAGACAACCTGACACAAGAAAACTATTATCTAAATGAGGATTATTCTGAACAACCTTAGTTATTTGTTGTCTTAATGGTACTACCTTCTCCATTCGTAAACCTATTTCGGTGGGTGAGTAAGCTCTTTTGTTTATTGTCATACAATTAAGCGAACGCTTACTTCAACAGCAAGGCTGTCGTATGATAGTTTCGTAACATCAATGTACACTCTGTACACGGCTTCTCATACTCCCTACACGTATAGTGAGACTACTCACACCCCCGAAATGGGTTTACTGGACCCCCTAGCGAGATTCGAACTCGCAACTGTGGGTTCGTAGCCCACCGTTTTAATTCCATTAGACTATAGGGGGATGGTAGGAACGGTAGGATTTGAACCTACAACCTTTGGCATATAAGACCACTGCTCCACGTTGAGCTACGTTCCCCACCTATAAAAGCTTCATACCCATCATTTCTTGTTATTTACACCAAAGTAACTAAATAGTTTCATCACATAACCTCCTAATGAAGTTTCGCACTAATCTTTTGTAAATCATACGCTTTCCACGCTTTTTCATTAGCTTTTGTTATAAATTCTTGACTCAGACAAAGTGTAGATTTGCATTTTGGACAAGTACTTAGAAAATTACCTATCCAAGTCGTGCCACAATGGGGGCATACCCACCCATACACAACTCGTTTAATCTTATCTCCATAAATGTATACCCACATGGTAGGGGTAGGGAGAATCGAACTCCCGTTACCAGTCTGAGAAACTGGTGTCCTAAACCCCTAGACGATACTCCCACTTACCTAAGCATAGTTAATATGGTATCCTTTTCAAGCGTTTCTGGTGATAAGTCTATATCTGCTTCATCCCTGTCACCAACAAGTTTAGCACCAGCTTTAGTAAGAACATCACTTAACATAATAGTGTTTTCATAAAAGTCTAGTAGATACTTTCTGCTTCGTGTGGCAAATTCAGTACCACTTGATGTTATTGACCTGCCTATATTTGCCTCAACAAAATAAAACTTGCTTCCTGTTGTTGTAACGATTAGCAACCCCAGTATTTTTTGCTTCTGGTCAATTTTTGATTCGGTAATTGCTACAACATTATTAGGGTCAACCATATAATTTTTTCTAAGATTCTTAGTAGCCTCATGTGCAACTAATATCTTGAACGGTACTTTTATAGCCTCGTCAAAATTATAGTAATTAACGAATATTATAAACGATTTCTTAGTCTGCTTCTTAACATAGAAAAGTTCCGATGCTCCGTTACAAGCATCAGTCATATCACCAGAGAATAGCACATCACCTTCTTCTGTTCTATAAGAAGAATCCCAACCAATTTTACCTGTAACTGATAATAAAGACAGGTCAAGGTCAATCCTATTGTGTTTAACGTTATGCCAATTGATACCAGCAATCATATTATCAGTTAGTGACACACAAGTTCCTGATGGGAAATTACCAGTAAACTGCTTCTCAGTTGCGGGTAGACTATAATTTATATGCTCTGGAATGTATATTTTCTTGTCCTTTACATTCTTACTAACATCACGGGCAATTGAGTCTAATACAATGTCCAATACTCTTTGAGCTTCAGTCTGATTGCCGAAGGTGAACTCAGTAGCATATCCCTTACCATTCCTTATCCTATATAAAATAGAATCCACGTCTTTTGTCCTAAATTTTAGTGCATAAGCTAATCGTATCTTCCTGAAGACATTTACTCTCCTCAGTTCAGATTGTAATTTACCTTGGGTTATCTTCTCACTATTTCCTACCCTAGCTGTAACAGTGTTAAGGAAATCTTCTGGAAGAGGTTTGTGGTATCTCACAGCAAGTCTTCTTATCCTATTAACTACTACCTTGAGTCTTTCATTTGTTCTAAAAGCTAAGAAAAGTGGTTTGAACCTATTAAATATCTCAGCTAACCTTTCTAATCCATATTTCTTTTCGTAGTCATCAAATAGTTTAATTACATTCAAGTTATTGCTTTCCCTAATCGCTTGAATCAAATTATAATCTTTTATCAAAAGCGTTTTACTTGCTGCTTTGAAAACAATAAACCTTAAAAACGCAACTGGATTTTCTGGAAAAAGACCTAAGTAGTCATACAAGGCGGTATTTACTTCCTTGTTCTTAACCTTTTCAATATCTTTGTCATCAACTCCGACAAACGTGGCTACCTCTACAACAGCTTGTATCGTATCTTCCCCCAAAGCAACTCCAAGTCCTAACAAAGCAAGCAGCTTGCCCTTTAGTTCAGCTTTTGTGTATCCTTTGATTACGATAAGTTTAATCGTATCCAACTCTACATCTGGTATGTCAAGTACCTCGTTAGGGATATAAACATAGTTAGCATCTTGGACTTTATCTAATTCTATGTCATCTAGATTTGACACCTTATCAGAAAGGTCATCAACACCCCACTGTACACCCTTTTCAATCAGATATGCTTCAGGGTTCTCTTTGCCATAGGTAGTCAGATAGTGTGCTATCTGTTCTACTACTAATTGTTCCATACCTGTGTTTCTAACCTTAGCCCAAGCCTTGTGGAACGAACTATTCATTTGCTCAGAGCTTACCCCAACTAATCTTTCAACTTTTTCAATCAATTCATCATAGTTAGAATAGTTAGCAACAATCTCTGGTGCAAATACAAAGCCATGCTTAATGGTTGCTTCCATCAATTTTTCATCAAACTTCTTTTCCTTAGTTGTTATTGGTAGTGCTCTAAATAATTTAATTGTTGACTCCATGCTTTCCCTTCCCTAAATGGCGAGCAGTAAATTTGTTCAATCAACTTTTTAATAGGAACTGCTTATGCCATTATACCGATTATTTAAAGGACGAGTAGTACTTTTTCAATACAGAAGCCTACCGAAGTAGACCTCTGTGTTATTTAATAGGAACTACTTATGTCCTTTGGTGGGTGTGAAGGGGCTCGAACCCTTAATGTCTGGTTTAAGAGACCAGTGCCTTAACCAATTTAGCTACACACCCAATCTAATCATCTATTCTCTTTTTAATTTTATTCTTTAAATCAATTGGAAATCTAACTGACACATACTCATAAGCTATACGTTTATCTCGTCTCCGCAACCTAATATCACTTAATGTTATATCAACAAAATCAACCTTCCCCAAGAACTTAACAAAATCCTTCTTGGAGTCAAACATTAACCATATGTTACCATCAATCTCTTGGCAACTCATGCCAGTCATAATTTTTTGTCGCCACAAAGACTGCACAAGATCAACGATACCCTCATCAACATAACCATAGTAATTGTACGGAGGTATTTTAATTTTTACTTGTTTATGTTTGTATTCATCCATCGTGGATGTGATGGGACTCGAACCCACACCGTTCGGTTTAAAAGACCGAGGCTCTACCAAAATCGAGCTACACATCCTCTTTTATAACATCCTCGGATTCAAATCTTACTGTCGTTAACCCCACTAAGATAGAGGGTATTTCCTTTATCCTAATAGTAGCACAAGTGAACCTAAAATTACACTTCTTACACTTTCTAGCAAACCCAGGTGGTTTTTGGTATTTACTCAAGATACAAACACCACAAAGACCTCCACACTTATCACATTTCTCAACAGCCCACCACTTCTTTGCTTCTACTACACTATCTGTAACTCTGTAGACCTGAATATTTCTACATTTAACACAACAACCAAGTACCCAATGCTTATACTTAGACTTTCTATTAAGATATTCGCTGCTGACAGTTACCCACTTCTCTTCCATTATATCATAAGCCTTTAAGCAAGTCAAGCCTTTTATGTGGCGGAGTAGATAAGATTCGAACTTACGGGACATTTACGCCCAACGGTTTAGCAAACCGTCCCCTTAAACCACTCAGGCACTACTCCAATACTGCCCAATTTTCTTTATATTTAGAATACTTAGATTTAGAATCAATCATGTCAAGAAAGAGACGAACATTGTGCTTACTACCAAGGTCTTCAATTGGAATTATATACCAAACATCTAGAGGTATTATGCAACAAAGAACAAAATCTACTTTCCTAGAGGTTGAGGTTGGTACAGACACCACCTGTACAAATCCGTAGCTATTGGTGAGAATGCCCTGGATGTGACTTACCTCAACCTTGGGTAGAGGCGAGGAGATTCGAACTCCTTTTTCGTTGGGTGTAAACCAACTGCTTTACCTGTTAGCTACGCCTCTTAATGTTTTATTATCTTTACAGTGCATTTCGTAGTCTCTCAACCTACATTTTGCATTCGTAATATCACTTAAAATAAGAAGTCACCACTTTAATTGGTAGGGATGGGAGGTTTTGATCCTCCTACAGCAACTTATCAGATTGCTATGTTACCATTACACCACACCCCCAAAACCTTTAAATTCGTAGTCGTGTGCCCCCTTTAATGCCCTTATCCTGATTATTTTTTGTTGCTTCCACCCGAAGCGTACTTGTTGCCTCTTTTACAGATATTAGGAAAATCCTACCCAAATCTGTACAATATACCATGAAGTAATCTATCTCATTAGGAGCATACTTTCTTTTCAACTCCTTGCCATTTTTAGTAGTATTGCTTGTAACATTAAACCGCACGGCAGATGCATAAACAAACAGCGACTCTGAACCCTCTCTAATAATTCTATCATACCTACTTTATAGTCCAACATACAAACCTACTAGGACACCTATCGCACTCTTTACATGCTGTCTTAGTTTGTCGTTCCTTACACTTTCTGTAAAATTCCGCTTTTGTTAGTGGTACAGGAGGGGGAGTATAAGCCATCTTAATCCTCTACTTGTATTATAGCATATAAAACAAGAATTGTCAAGCCTTTTTTAAGGTTTTTTCAATATTTTTTAAGACATTTCCCCACCAACTAGAATTACCCTCACTCCAGGTAGGATTTTTCTTAATGTTGCGACTAAAATTGGACTATTATCAAAATGAACAGCTATCCTTTGTTCCTTTATAACTATTGACTTTAACCTTGCAGACTCTTTTGCTGCTTCGTCATACGACCCCCAATTTATACAATCATCGGGGTCAACAAAATAGGTAGGTAAGTTAATACCGTACATCTTCAACCATGCACAAGTCACTGCCTGTGCTTTCGGTTTACGTGCCGTAACAATAATAGCCTCATCATCGGACGCTAAGAACAAGTGAGGATGATACTTTAAAGGACGAGATGAATAATATTCCAACTCTGCATACTCAGCTCGCTCTCGGTCAATCCCTCTAATTGGTTCTAGAATACTGAAGAACCAATGATGCCCGTCAGCTATAACACCATCTAAGTCAAAAGAAATTCTCACTAGTTCTTATCCCCTTTCTTTCTAATGACAATAGGTCTTTTAGTTTGAGGGTCTTTAGTTACATCATAATCAGGTTTTTTCTCGACAATCTTAATCTTGTACTTATCACTAGGATTTCTTTTACGGGGGGCAAAATCTCTCTTTATTTCTTTTCCAGTCTGGTCTTTCATTATTTTGTACCTAAAAAATATTCCGTAAAGTCCTCTTTAGTATCGGGGTCTTTTATTTTAATGCTCTCAAAAGGTTTCTGTTCATCAACAAAAGCCATTACACCCCGCTCTGAATTGACTACCATTTTGAATGCTTTCTTGTTCCTACTTAATGAACCGTCAGGATAGAACTTAACAGCATAAATTCCACTTATTTCATACACATTCCTCTCCTTGTAAATATTCGATTGCATGTTTTAGTAAATCGGCGGAATGCCTAAGATGTCCAATTCCAACATTGCAAGAACCGCACAGCAGTCCTCTAACCTCACCTGTCTCACTATCATGGTCTACACAATCTTGTTTTACTGTTTTGCATCCCATCAATCACTGTATCATTCGGGTCTTTGACACTCCTTATCACCGAAAGCAGGTTGTCTACATCCTCGTCTACTTCTTCCCTTATTTCCCGTTTTATATAAGGTATCTTTCCTCTCCTTTCTAATCCTTCGAAGCATCGCTTCTCTCTTTTTCCTACGTCTTTTTAGAGATGGTTTCTCATAAGATTCGTGCTTTTTCAAATCTTTAAATATTCCCGAAGCCTGAATTTGATGATGAAACCTAGCAAGCATAGAGCTTATCGCCCCCATCTTGTCTCCCCTGCGGCACAAATCTTCTTCTAATTTGTTTATCTTAACGTAAACCATTTCTTAAACCTTTCATAGTTGCACTACTACAAACCTATCATCTAAATACTTCTCGTAGAGCGGTTTTACATCAAACCAATTAAGACTACCATTTCCACACCCCGCTCTTGGCAAATAAAACTTACCATGCTTTCGTGGTGGAATGTCCGCCCAAGCAACAAGCTGTTGCAAGGATTTCTCAATAAGACCAAGATCTGCTTTTCCTCTCCAATGGTGCTTAACAGGTAGAGTAATTATTTTCAAATCATCAAAGACATAAACCTTATTTCCACTAGCTTTTAATGCGTTACCAAGCCTATATGGTAAATTGGGAAACCTTTCAGCTGCTTGTTTTGCAATACCACGTCCCATAATACAAGCTCCATCTTTTCTGACATCACTATTAGTAGTGATAATTGCCCATCTTCCAAGTTTATGCTGTTCCCAAATATCTCCTCTAATTTCTTGCACTTTTAAATGCCTCCACTCTTTTTATCGCTATATCAAAATAGCCTTTATCTATTTCATAACCGATACAATTACGCCCCAAAATCTCACAAGCAATTGCTGTAGTTCCTGAACCTAAGAACGGGTCTAGAATGATACCACCTTCACAACTGCCTAATGTTATTAAGTAAGACATTAGCTTGACGGGTTTTACACAAGGATGCTGGTTTATTCGGGGAGTTGACCTTGCTTTGTATGGAACATTTCTAACATCTTGCCCTTCATCTCTCCCCATTATTGGCTGAGGTTCATAATCCAATCCCCTATTCTTCTCACTTTTACTAGCCTTACTTATCGCAGCAAAGGGATAGGTTCGTTGTTGGCTCTTAGGTAGTAGTTTTATCCTCTCTTCCCACCACTTATCTAAATCAAAGTAGCGGGAAAATGAGCCTGAGTCAGCAATTCTTATTACCTTCCTATTTGGGCTTGCTCCGAACGTGCTTACTCGGCTTTCCACATTGTCAATAGTATCCCTTGAATTGCTCTTTCTATCTTGCCCATCGTTCAATACATCATCACTTACTAATAGATTAGCTGGGAAACGACCTACTGTATTTGGTGTATCAGGTCTGCCCTCTATTTTGAAACCATAGGGTTGGTCACCACCCATCTTGGCATTCTTCCTGCCACCCATATTCGGGGTTTCACCACCGTACGGTATCCTACAATCATCCAGCCAAGTAGAACCTAGCCCCTGTTTTGTGAGTTGCCCTAGTGGCGGTATTTTGAACTTACCATTAGGTAAGCGTTCAATCTCTATCCCCTTGCCTTGATATGTAATTTTATACTTTTCCATAATGCACCTTTTTGTGGCAATCCTTACATAGGGTCAACCCATTATCAACATCAAGCAATAGTTCGGGATAATCCTTTCGTTCTTTGATATGGTGGGCAACCAATGTCCCACTTTGGTGACTCCCGCATTCTCGGCAGGTGTAGTTATCTCTCTTAAATATCGACCTTCGCCAATCCTTATAGCCATCATACAAGCTATCACGGCTTTGCTTTTCTGTGATACCACCTTGCCAATTCCAGTGGTTTTCTGCCCCAAGTCTATCTTTGTAATCCTCAGCCATACACTTATGATTGCAATAAGGTCTATCGGCAAATGCAGGGGAAACCATTTTAGACTTACCACAATATCGGCATATCCTCTCAACTTGCTGGTTATTATGAACCCTCCTACCAGTCCAATACTCAGCCAAGAAAGCCATCTTGCATTTGTTAGAACAAAATCTTTGCCTTGTAAATGATGATGGCTTTTGGGTCGGCTTCTTATAGAATAACCGATTACATTTAGGGCATATCTTCCCACTCAACATCACCTATATTATAACACCTTTTCAATTCAGTTGCAAGCCCACATAATACCGCTTGCCGTTCCTCATACCAAAGCAATGCTTGGTCTACATAAGTTTTAGCAGTTTTAGGTTTCTGGGCTATAATAATCACCTCAACGGCGGGTTTCACTTGCATTCCTCCATAACTGCCATCTAGGGCTTTGGCTTGGGGAGTGGTGGGTACTGTGATACAATTATCATTGTAATCTTTGGGTGATTCATTCCAACTGAGAGAGCCACTACCTGTATTATGCCTTTGGAAATCCTGACGCATAAGCCCAATATATCGGACTGAAGTCTACCCTAAATCCAGCATCCTCTAGGCTGATAATCATCCTGCTCAGACAGTCGCTTCTTGGTATGCTCATTACAAAGGCAAAAGCTCCAGGTTTTAACACCCTCAGACACTCAGCCCATATCTCTTTATCAGGTAACGCTTTGTCCCAATTCTTACCCATAAATCCTATGCCATAAGGTGGGTCTGTGGCTACTAAGTCAACACTGTTATCATTAAGAGTTTTTATTCCTTTTAAACAATCACAATTATAAAGCATTTATTCCCTTGTCATAGTAGTCCCACATTTAGGGCATTTCTTTTGATTACAAGGAGTATTTACAGTATGTGCAACCTTTGCTCCACAATCGGGACAAACACACTTGCCACCAGGACCCGCCCCTGGTTTATCTCCTTGATTTTTGCCTGTACCTTGAGAGAAGGAACACCTCGGCATACCAAATTGGTCTACCCCTTGTAACATAGCCATTTGTCCTCTGCCAATCCCAAATGTTCTCCTAAACCATCTATTTCTCATTTTTAATCTCCTCAAGTTTATTGAAAAACTCCAAATCTATCTCTGAATAGGGTTTTTTCTCTTGCCTATATTTACAAAAATCTAAAACCAAATTAGCTTTGTCTAATTTAGCAGATAAATGAGGTATTATTTGTTGAAGCAAATCTGCTACATTATTAGTCTTATTTAACACCCATTCGTTAATAGGTTTATTCTTGTACGACCTCTGCCTCGTTCTCCAAGTGCCATTAGGATAGATTGATGACACTTTATCAACTAAATTTTTGCTAGTGTTTGTTATAGTTATTACTGGACTAATAAATGTTCTACCTTTTCTGTTTAACTTAGACAACCCAATACTACCTTCCCCATCTATAATACCAGCCAAATAAGCAGAATCAATGTCAGATAAAATTACCTTCTTACCATTCCGCAGTCCACCACTGGAGCTAAAAACCCCCTTTGGCACATACTTATATATTGTTGCTGTACTTCTGCCAAATTCTAATGATACCTCATCAATAGTTTTTCCAACACTAGCTCTATCAATCCATAAATCTATTTCATCTTGTTTTACAGGTTTGCCATTCATATCTACCTCTAATAATTCATAACCTACTCTACCATCCTCAATCGCTTTCCTCGTACTAATTTGGCGTTTGTTTGGTTTACCTTTACCAGTTTTAACTTCAACAAATTTAATACTATCTACTTCATCCTTAGACAACCCCTCGAAAACAACGTAATCAAGGGGTGATGCTAGAAATCTGGCTTCTGAAGGAACATATTTCCACTCAGGGAAATGCGGTACAAGTTGTTCTGCCACTTGCCCCTCGATTACTGAACGACTCCTCTTAACCGCATCTGTTCGTTGCTCTCTTATGTCAATCCGATGTTCTTGCTCAATAGTTCTTACCTTCGCAACTTCACGAATATACTTAATTGCAAAATAAGCAACTAACCCAAACGCTAAACAGAGAACTGTTATTGTACCTATTGCCCCGAACATACCCTCTCCTTACTCTTCCCCCTTCGCTTAGGTACTTCCTCAATCGTTGCCTCTATTGACCAATATGAAGCAGATTCATCATCATCTGCCTCTATCACCAAAACACTTCGTATAACGTAATCCTCACCGATCCCAAAAAAGTTAAGAAGTTCCTTATTAGTATAATGGTAACCAATTATTTTTCTCACGTCCTCTCCTCTCCTTCCTATGCCTATTGACATTGTTAGCATTAACATTAACTACATCTAATGCAAATTGTGGAATTTCAGGTAATACCACATACTTATTTTTTGCTACTTGTTCTCTCCACACCAATGAGCCATCTTTAGGATACTCCCTATTCCATCCTCTTGCCTCTACTTCTTTTCTAATTTTCTTATTAAGAGGATAAACATAACGATACATCTTTCCTCTTATCCTTCTTATCCCCTTCACCTGCATATACTCAGGAGTTAACCAGAACACCATATCCTTACCCACAAATTCAGCATTTTCTTTACATAATTGTCTTGCGGATCTAGGATGAATCTTTTCGCCATCTACCCCGATATAAACATCAGTCCAAAAGAACCCACCATAATAGAAATTACTAGCTTGATAAACATATCCTACCTTTCCAACAACCCCATCAGCTAACGTGTAAAGCAATTTCTTATCGGTGTTATCTTTCAACCATTTAATCAGAAGTGAAATATACTGACTTTCTGTATTGCGTGGCATTTTATCGTGAACACATAGTTTGCCAAGCTCATAGTAATCTTTAGTAGTGTAACCAGGAAATAGCTTATTAATAGTAGCTAATGGTTGAGTCCCCCATCCTAACGTAACAACCCCCACAAGCTCCTCACCATTGAACAAACCTAAATAGTGTTTAGTTAACTTTGGCATTACTTTTGAATAATGATGAGCCTGAACAAAATCAATACACTCAACTTTATCATGCTCTCTTATGCTAAGAACCATCCAAATATTCCTTTATAACATCTCCATGACAAGCTTGTGGTTTACAAACGAGAAACCATAAGTGCAAACATCGGGTCTTCAAGTTTACCCTTAAAGTAACTCCTATACTTCTCTATGACTTCTCCTCTTGTCCCATCTTTGCCAACAACAAGTGGGTTACCAAAAGGAGAACCACACCCTATGTAAATATAATTTGTCCTTACATTTGTATATATTAACTACTTCCGTTCCGTTGCACATACAAACCTTCTCTTACAATCCTTACAAAAATCGTAGAAACCACATCTATGAGGTTCGTCAATAACCGTATATCTGATAGACTGCTTTTCAGCTTCACCAAAGGTGGTAATCTCAACTTCTTCCTTGCTACAATTATAACACACTTTAACCTGATTGTCAAGCCCCATTTAAGTTAAGCCATCTTTAATCCTTTGAATTCGTGGTAAACAACATAAGAAAGAACTGTACTATGTTGTCTGCCAAAGAGGTTACCTATCTTCCTGGCAGATAAACCCTCATCTGCTTTTTGTTGCCACAACTTAACTTCGTTTTCTGTAACTTTAGTTCCGTTCATATCTCACCATTAACTATTCTTTGGTATCGTGGTAGCATCCATCTATCTTTCCAATAAATAAATAATTCTTCAAATGTTTTATAGTCATAAGAATCTAACTTATCAGTTTCTTCTCGTAGGAATTCTTTATAGTTAAACGATAGAGGAATAACGTATACCCCACGAAAATTCTCTACGCTTTGAACCTTCCCATACTTAGAAAGTTTTTGGAAAGAGTTTCCGCACCAGCAAATTTTGTCTTTTCTTCTTACTAAGATCACATGATTAGGTACTTCTATACAGTAAACATTACCACTGTATTGTACTACTTTTCTATGATTTGGAAATACTTTACAATTTTTATAGTGATGAGAAAAACCAACCCTATGAGATGGTAACCTATAGGTATCAACCGTTTGATTGGTAGTTGCCATTCCCAATTTAATAGCAATCTCTTGAACATCCTCTGCTAATTTTATAGAAGATGAAGCATAACTTTGAAATGTACCCCACCTTTTTTCACCATCACCACCACATAAAGAATTCCACAAAATAGAAAGCTGTCTCTTAGACAAACTTTTTAATTCTTTGGGAATAAACTTATCTTCGGATTTTCCAAACTGTTTTAAATAGCTACAAAGCTGCTTAGAATTGACACCAATACATTTTTTACCTTTACCATTCCACCATTTAAACCCCAATCGTTCTATAGAAAAGATTATTTTATTTTTTGCATCCTCATCTTTTTGTGATATTAATACACCATAACCATCTGGTCTTGGACAACCCTCACTTATGTACCAACCAAAAAACTCTAACCAATCGTCCATTTTTAATTTCTTAGTGGGTTTAGTAGATGAACCCATCTTGTTCAACCTAGTAAGTTCTGGTAAGACAAAAAATTCCTTCTCTTCTCCCACCCAGTTAGAAACACTTCTACTCATTACATAGGTATGTTCTAAAGAAAGATTTGAGGCTTCTACTAGTTCAAGATTTTTCTTACCGTAATAAAAAGCGTGATGATGCTGTGTCAAAAGATTGTGATTTGGTGTTACTAGTAAATTTATACGGGGAGCATTTATTTCTATCATTTCTCCATTGTAGTCATATTTAAATAGGCTAATTGGTTGCTGATATTCCAATGTATCAGAAGATAAATTTATTGTGGCAACAAAGTCTTCCTTTGTAGTATCTTTAAACAACTTCCACCCATCCTCAGTAAGTACTTCTGTATCATCTGAGTAACACTTAACAACTCCATACTTCTCTTTAATTGTACCATCTTCATTGTAATAGATTTCTGAATATTTACCTTTTTCTCGTTTATAATCATCCCGCATTTGTTGTTTTACTTCAAGGGGAATAAGTATAGATGAATAACCTTTTGTTGTCCCAAGATACTCAAACCCTTCTAATCTATTATACATAGAACTCTTACCAAACAAGGAAGTTACCGTCATCATAGCAAGAGGGTGACTATATTTTTGTTCAAAATAACCTTGTACTTCACTACTCAAAACAGATAGGGCACACAATTTGCCAGTTAAATAATTGCTTAGTTCTGGAGTTGCCACGCAATGTTGGACATTCATTAGATAATTCATACGTTTACCCTTCCACTTGTTATCATTTGTCCAACCAATATATTTATCTCTAATAGGGATAGTTAAATCAGAGGCTAACCCAACAACCCCAAGGATAAATCCTGTTTTCTTATCACGAACAAGATAATGAATACGCCTACCCACCTCACCAGACAATGGGGCACTACTTACAGATACTCTACCATACCACCACAAATCATTATTAGTACAAAACTCAATATACGGCTCTAATGCCTCGACTTTGGGGACAGCGGACTGAACCTTATCCCAAATAGGTTTTATCTTGACCAATCTGTCCGCATTTTTATCTACGTACTGCCCCTTGGCAACCAGTAATTTTTCTCGCAATTTATCCTTATTCATTCATTTGTTCTACAGTACTTCCTGGCAATAATTATCTGTGTTTCATGGTCAAGTGGGTCATAATGTTTGATACCCTTTTTCATACAATCTGCACAAATTGTCTTATGACCATCTCTGGTACGTGACTTATCATTACTAAAATGGTCAAAAGTTAGAAGTCTTTGGCATACTAAACATACCTTTGCATCTGCAACCACTTTAAATAATGCTTGGTCATAGTTTTTATTTTTGGTTTCCAAAAGTTCCATCATTTCCATTCCTTTCCTTTATTTTAGAATACTCTAATTCTACCTTTATTATACCACAAGCCAAGCAGGATGTCAAGCCTAATCACGGGCACATATTGGTTACTTACAACAAACTATCTAAGGTTTCTGTGCTTCAATTAACTTCTCTCGTAGCATACTTGTGAAGGCTTTTGAGCTTTTTATATTCTTCCTTAGCCTCTAGTAATTCTTGCTTTTTACACTTCTCACTTTGATAGCGTTGTTATAAAAATTAATTTTTTATTCTCACCCGTAGGTTTTACAAACAAAGTCTTTAGTTCCTTCGCTGAATTCCATTTCATCGAGCTACTTTTGTGAGGAGGAAGTCCAGATGTTTGTCCAATAAAGCTCCAATTATCAGCTCTATAGACAGCACCATTATGTCCACCACCAACAAAAGTTGTTAAATATTTCAAATCATTCCCATACTTCTTTTTCCACTCTATGGGTGCAAGTCTTCTTAGTTTCTTTAGTATAACTGTTCCAATATTCTTTATTTGTTTAATTAAACAAAATCTCCAATTATTAGCAATAGTATTAAATAAATTTCTATATTCAGACTTGGACACATTTAAATAAGCTAATAAATCCTTTGATGGTGGGTAAGTAGATGACCCAATTCCTATCATTCCTATAATCTCATTATCATATAAAATAAGCCAATCAATCCTTCTACCAACTGACTTATATGTTGGAATGTAAGAATGATAATTCTCAATAATTGACTTAACTAATTTACGTTGAACATCACCTTCTACTAAAACTAGACTTACCTTCCATTTATCCAACACACTTCTCTCGTTCCTCTGATGGTAAATCACTCACATTTCCAACTCTTATGTTCGGTCTACGCTTTCTACCAGTTATACCCCTAGCTTCTGTGGTAGCAAACCCAGAACCTCTGTAGATAGCAGTTGGAACAGACCATTTTTGCCTCAGTTTACTTCTTTTGCAGAATGGGCAACGACCCAATGGTTTAAATTCAGTCACTCTCTCCTCAAACTCTTTACCACACCCACTACAAATGTACTCATAAATAGGCATTACAATTTACCACTCTTTCTTAGCCTTTGGAAACCACTTCTCGAATTTCTCTTGCTGTTTACGTTCTTCCTCTTTCCAACTTTGCCTACAAGGGTCATTGTCATCAATTACTTTTATATTGTTAAAAAATTCATCAACTTTGCGTCTGTTGAACCAAAGCCTATCCCAAAACCACCATTGTAGCTCACACCAGACTTCCTCAGCCCATATACCCATTCTATCCTTTAGTATATAGCGGATACGAACAAAGCGTGCTACATCACGCTCAGTAGCATCAGACCAAGAAAAATGAGGGCAAACTTTAGTTCTCCCATTGCCAAGACAGAAAGATGAGGGAACACTCCTACCACATGGGTTATTCCCGTTTTTATCCTGTTCTCCAAAACAATGACCTTCAACGCAAACATTAGACCAGTATTTCACTCTTTACTCCTAAAATAATATGGGTCATCCATTCCCATCATTCCTTGGAATTGTCCAATTAAATCACTACGAGAACCTATTTCACATCCCCATTTATCAAAACAGATAATGTTGGGGAAATCTTCGGGGTAGTAATATTTCCTTCCATGGTTTTCTATAATCTTGGTGATTGTACCTTTTTCCACCAGAACATGACCACCCTCACGTAGAAGAACAGCATACCTATCCAAACCATAATCGGGAACAGCGTCTCCTACTCGTTTGACTTCCATCTCGCTAGACCAAAGTTTTACTTGACTACCTTTTGGTAACATATCATAAACACCCATAATTATCTTACCCCCAAGTATGGTCACTAGATGGTTTGTCATCTATATCCTCACTTTCATCTATATCCTTGCTCCCACATTTGGGACATTTAACAAATGCTCCAGGAAGTGATAGCAAAGCACCAGGTGATTTCACTTTTTGTGAACTACTAAAAAACTCACCACAATTATTACATTTATAAAAATACTGCTCAGATACAACACTCATAGCTTCCACCATCCACCAATAAGAACAATCTGCCTTACTAATTTGGCACTTAAAACAATTCCCAGGTTCGGGACAAATACTCTTATCTATTTCATACTGTTCGCAAGGTTTCTTGACCATTGGACACCAAAATAATAAAAAATCGGTTGTCCTTCTCGTGCCTTGCCTTTACCTTAGCGATATCCCTAGTCTCTTCGATAACTCTACGCAATAGATTAATTCCAATTTCGAGGTGAGTAAATTCCCTGCCACGAAAGAAAATTTGAACTTTAACCTCGCTCCTGGTCAAAATTCTTCTTATTGCACGAAGCTTAGTTTGGAAGTCATGTTCCGCTATTTTAGGTCGAATTTGGATTTCTTTCAACCTTTTAACCACTTAAACTCTTTACCATCCTATCATATAAGACACAAGTCAACGCCTCTTGAGCATATAGAGCGACATCCTCATGCGGATATGAAATAGTTACAACTTTATCTTTTTTTGTAACTACAGGTAAACCAGTTACCATTGAATCCGCACCAAAGAAATAAATTACATCTCCTTGTGGATGATTAAAATTATGGAGAAATTCATACTTGATATCTCCTGGAATTATTCCTCTGTGCTCCACAAAAACCCTTGTTGCTTGGGGATAAGTAATTGATGCTTCTTCTAATTTTTGCATCCAACTGACAACAACTGCACCAGATTGTACTAACCCAAGTGTTTTTGCTCCCTCAGCTCCAATTAGAAGCAATGCATCTAGCCCAAAGGCATACAACTGATTAACCCAACGTCCAAAATCCGCTATTCGACCAGAAAAGGGACTTCGCTCATTTGACTCCCAATAACCTACTGCTCCAATCATTTCGAGCGTCTACAGAGATTCGAACTCTGACTATCACGTTGGAAGCGTGATGTGCTAAAACCATTAAACACTATAGACGCATTGAACCTACTGTGGAAAGAAGAGAGATTCTCGCTAAACACGAATACACAACCTCAATTGATGACACACATACACGAGAAATCCGTCTGCTTCGTCTCCTTACTGCTGGACTAAACAATGGATATAAATATCGTACACAACTGTATACAATTGCAAAAATCTAGTTCCCCCATCAGTAGGCTGGTAGAGAAGTAGACTTTAGATCCACTCCCCCAGTTCCACAAGGTCCTTTACATCAAGACCAATACAGTCCAACTCAAGGTTTGTTCTCGAAATTGCCTGCCCAAGCTTTGTGTGCAAACGGGACAGTTTCTTGATAGTCTTATGGTTCAGGTCGAAATCAAAATTGGGTTTCATTTCGGCATCAGGTGTCTCTAATGACCTGTATGACCATGCTTTTTGGGTCTCTAATCCTCTCAAGTGCGAAATCTCTGCATTGAGAGCTTTTTGTGCTTGTAATGCCTGACTAATTTTCACTTATTGTACCTCTTACCAAAATTATTTGGTGGAATCCGATTTGCTTTGGGATGATGCCCCAAATTATGAATGACAGCATGACCACCATTATCTGTCAATTCAAAGTTAGCCACTCTATTATCCTTCCGTAGCTCATTATCATGGTGAACCTTCTCATCTGGTCTCAATGGTCTACCAATAGACTCAGCCAGTAATAAACGATGCTCCATAACATAGGGAAATGATTCTGATTTTACCATACAATAAAACCTATCTTCAGGATAAACCCTAATCATAGTATAACCATCGTGTTCAATACGTCCACCCCTCCAATTAGGGTTACTCTCACCAAACATCGCTTTCAATTCGTTTGAACATTTACAACATCTTTCATGAACAGGTTTACCATTCCTAATTCTTACCAACCTCTCCACACCACAATCTATACATTTTACTAATTTCTTCATTCTCTACTTATATTATACCACATAAAAGACTAGTTGTCAAGCCTTTTTAGCAAAGAAAGGGCATTCCCAAACTGGTAGAACCATATCACATTCTTTACATACAGCAAACACTAGATTAGCAGTCACACAAATTTTTTCTGCGGGTTTAAACCTCTCGCAACTATGACAAAGACAATAATCTCTATGCTTACCTTTTAAGTCCTTTCTAACCCAAACAACACTTCCATGATGTTCGTATTGTTCATATAATTTATTAGTCAAAACCCTATATGCATTCTTAATATTATTAAACATTTACCACTTCTCCTACTATTGTATCATAAGCCAATCAATAAGTCAAGCCTTTTTTGTGGCATCGTTTGTGTAACATAAGAAACGGAATCTGCAATCGTTACATTCGTCAGTGAGGTCTCTATAACAAATATGGATAGAATAAAAATCCATCACAGTATCGCAGTTCTTACACTTGTAAAGTTTATTACTGTCCAAAACTTCAACAAGTACAGGAATCTTCTCTGGATTCGGTAAGATTATATAATGACAACTGGAGCACTCTATAAATAATCTCTTCACCTTTTATAGCACTCCACACAAATGAATTTCGAAGGTTTAATCTTCTTGCCTTCTTTATCCCTCACTCTACGTAAGGTAAATTGAGTTTCCCCGCACTCAGAACAACAAATAACTCTATGCATGAATACATTTAATGTTATGCTACTAAGGTCTATGTCTGTCTTTCTTAGTTTTTCAAGTTTATCTACTGGCATTATTCCTCTCCTTTAACAACAATCTCTGTTTCCCTCGGTGTCAAGCTTTAACTACAATGCCTGACTGGACAATCCGTACACATAATTTGTGTGCTACTAGAGCACATCTCATCTTCCCGCTCCAATTGTCTGTAGAACACTAAGAACTGCTCCGCCACGGTATTAGGTCTTACATGACACTTTGTGATAGTCCCTAGCATACTCATGAATCAGTGCTGGAATATATCCTTTAAGGTTTAGTCTAGCCGATACCATCTTTGCTAGTGTTGTTTTCCCCGAATGTAAATGCTGTTCTAATTATCATTATATAATTGTTCCTTATACTCTAATAAACTTCTTTCCCTTCTTCAACACTACCTCTAAATTTCTCAAATCTCTACCTTGAAAATACGCAACTGCATGACCTCTATGAATCATTGGTAGTGATATTACGAAGGTTTTAAGATGAAATCTCAGTTTGTATCTATGAATATGCCCACAAATATAAATCTTGGGGACGAGATAATTTAACATCTCTTCAAGAACAGCTTCACCTACTCCTCCAAATAGACCTGTTGGTGGTTGATGCGTAACCAATATGTCAATATCGTTCAAGTGTGATAAGTAAAGAACTTCACGAAATGAAATATTATTTAATTGTTCCTTGAGGAACGTTCGTGACTTTAGCATCCCATTTAATGCTGCTACTTGTACCCCATTTATAGTTTGCACAATCTCAAGGGGTTTGAAGAATTCCACATCATCATGATTACCACGAACAAAGTACCCATTTTGCCACTTCTCAATTAGTGAAATGTTTTGTGGAGTTACGTCATTTAGAGAACCAACATCACCTACCGAAATGAAAAAGTCAAATGGTTCTTCAGCAGTCAGAACAGCGTCTAATTTCTCGAAATTGCCATGACAATCTCCAACCAACACAATCTTATTACGTCGTAAAAGTTTTGTGCATAGTTGTTTTGTTTCCTCTAGATTATCAAATGCCCACTTTAAACATTCCGTACAGAAGGTAATATAGCAATTATCAGTGTCAGCAGTAAGGTCAAACTTACAGAGAACCAAACCTTCAAACTTCTTCCCGCACCTTTTACAAACCCACCTATCCCTTTGCTTTATCCTTTCCTCTCTTTGCATACTTCCTAGCCTTAAAGTTAAAAATGTTTATCCCCTTTATTGGACGACCAGCCCGAATAATTTTCCAACAAAATTTTTCTTCGTCAGGGGTAAGTGCTCGACCTAATCTAAATTCAACTTCTTTTAAAATCTTTTCATCTTGGTATTCAGCACCTAAATAATCAGCAATTTTCTTAGCAATCTTATTAATCTTAGCATTAACAGCACTCTTTTGCCGCCCCACAACTCTAGAAATACCACTATGATGAACTTGCTCGATAGTAAGCTTAAGGATGATACGCTCATCTTCACTAAACTTGCCACTATCAATAAGAGCTTTTATTGCCATATCTAAGTCAAGTTTAGAGCTATCATCTATATTATAGTAATTCCGTAATAACTCTTTAACAAGGGTTGACATAATCTTATGCCCAACTTCTCCCAATTTTCCTCTCCTTGCCTAGACAGTGTTCAATAAAATAACAATTAGCACACCCCCTACCTAAATTCCTAACAAATATTTTACCTTTCAATCTTCTCTCAACCTTATCAACTTCTTCCTTGACAAGCTCAAAATCTTCTTCAGTACGTTTTGTTTTCATATCTTTCATAGTACCAAGATGCCTCAAAACAAGACCACTTTCTTCTCGGTCAAACAGTTGTCTATAAGCATAGCTGTAAATTGTAAACTGTAAATCAAGGTCTAACTTCGCTTGTGTTGGTTTAATACCAGTTTTATAATCAATAATTCTACTCCTGGCATCTATTTGGTCGAGGACTCCTATGATAACATGCTTTCCAAGCTTTACAGCTTTATCTCTCCCAAAAAAGTATTCTAACATTTGGGGCGGTTTTTTTTCTTTCTTTACAAATGTATCATAATAATCTAAAAGAAGTTGTTGCCCATCCTTGAACTTCTTCAGATATTCGTTCTCATTATAAAAAGCTATATCTTTGCTTGATGTTAAAACTACCCATTCATGTTTAAATACCTTTGCCCAGTCATCTCTAGCTAGATTATTCTCATATCCTGTATGTATAGCTCTGTGAACAGCAGTCCCATAAACTGAAGCTGACGACTCCCTAATAGGAACTCTCTCAACATATCTCAAGTAGTAACTGTATTCACATTCCATTAAAGAATGGAGCATAGTATAACTTATTTCCATAAATGTCTTACCCCTCTTCTGAAAAGAAACTCTTATCAGGTTTACCAGTAATCTGATGATAACTGTCAGTCCTATATAGCTCCTTCTTCGCTTTCCATGCCTCTATTTTCCCCCATAACATCCTTACCGCTTTTTTCCTGTCATGAATTGAATTCATCAAACCATCCATAACTTTTTGCTCTTCCTCGGTATTACCGAGAACTTTTACACAATCAAGCTCCCTAGTTTTTGCACCACGTTCCATAGCACTACGAACATTAGTAGCAACTTTCTTACTATATTGATATTCCAGCTTGTTTAATTCATCTTGTATATCTGCAAGGTCGTCAACAAGCTTTATAAACTCTTCAATGTTCGGTCTTTCTGGTAACATTATTTTACCTCACCATAAACTTTGCGACCATCTGTTTTGCCCCCATTAACTCTACGCATATACATAAATTTAAAAGCATCCCATAACGTGGCTTCACTACGTATATAAGGTCTATCTTTAGATAAACACCGAAGTTCTTCACAAGCTTTAACCCAAAGGTCACTAAGATTATTTATCATCTTCATTCTCCTCAGTCACTTCGACCTCTACTTGTGACTGGGTAGCCTTATTATAAAGTTCCTCTCGAAGTGCTAAGTTATTTTCTAACTCATCTGCAAATTTGGCTATCCCTTGGAACTTATACTCCTGCTTCCCATCATCGTAATTATACCAAGAACCGCTCTTCTTAATTATACCTACCTTCTCACAGATAGTAATAATATCATGGTTAACACTAATCCCTTTACCGTGTTCTATATACAAAGTAGTAGCACCCCAAGGAACGACATCCCATTCTTTACCTTTGTTGACGGTCACTTTACTCTCAATGATTCCTGTAGACCTATCCTTACTACCCCACATTGAAATCTTAACATCCGTGTAGTATTGTAAAGCCATTCCACCAGAAGGCTTTAATCCCGAAGTAAATTTACCAATATTAGACCTAAGCTGATTTACTGTGACAAAAAGACCGTGTTTTCTTCTAATGGGGTGTTGTAGTTGTTCCACAAAATAACCAACAGTTCGGGCTTTTGCCCCAAGACTTGGACCTTTGTCCATAGCATCAGTAGGTTGCTTTTTTTCAATATTAGCTTTAGGTATAGCCGCAGTGATGGAATCCATAACTACTACCTTTAAGTCATAGTTCCGTAATCCCTCAATACACATATTGAATACCTCTTCAGCAAAGTCCCCCGAAACAGGGTGAAATTTATCACTATCTACATCAACTCCGCATGCTTTGGCATATTGCTCACTATACCCTTCCAAACCAATGTATAATGTGGGATACCCCAACTTAACCGCTTGTCCCGCAACATGATAAGCAAGTGTTGTCTTTCCTGCTTCTTCTGGACCATAAATCTGAACAATTGCTCCACCAGGAAATCCACCACCAAGAATACGGTCTAGTGATGGGATGCCCATAGGCAATCTCCAAGTCGTTTTACCTTCAGGAACAAATATTTTGTCTGTTTTCTTTAAGATTAGGTCAACAAGTTCCTTAATATCCTTAGCCACTATTTACCTCCCCATACCCCAATTTGAATGCAGTATCGCTAATCTTTTGTTCATCTATCTTTCTAAGCACTACACCACATTTATTGAATAAGTCAATAGATTTAATACCATCTTGTTGATATTCAACAATGTCAGTAACAACAACTTCTTTTATGCCCGATTGGATTATTTTTAATGTACAATCACGACAAGGAGTTGGACAGCTACAGTACACAGTACCACCATCTACTGCTTTACCTTCTCTAGCGGCAAACAATATAGCATTTGCTTCAGCATGAACCGCAGGGCAATGTTGTGTTCCATCCCCACTTTTGTATCCCATTAATTGTCTGGGACATATTGGTTCACTGTTAGGATTTCGGGTATCACAATGTGGATAGCCGATTGGGGGTCCATTCCTTCCACAACTCACAATATACGGAACTCCAAATTCGTCTTTTTTAACGATTACGGCACCTATTTTACGGCTAAAACAATTAGCATCACGACCATAAAAAGATGCAACACGCATAAAATGAGAATCCCAATGTTCAGGAGTAATATTTGCTGTACCACCAAGTATGGTTATTTCCGTATGACAATTAGCACACATTGTTCTCAAGTTAGAAGCACTAACAAATGGTTTTACAAGTTCGTGCATTTCAAGAATTATGATATTAGGATTGCCACAAATTGAACATGAAAAATTATCACGTTCAAAAGCAATTAATCCCTCTCTCCCATATTTCTTTTGTATTCGTCTTAATTTATAATCAAGTAGTAAATCTTCTTTCCAATCATTAACTTGCTTTTCTCGTTTTGTACTTGAAGCATCACGATAACTTCTACCCTTAGTCTTCATATATTCACGGTAGTAATCCCTATGATACTGTTTCCTCTGTTCTAAATCTTTATAAGGCATTATCCCTCTCCTTACTTGTTCCCATGATACATGACTTCTATCTAGAAGCACACAAAAACCTAAATTCACATTTCTCGCACTCCTCCTCCAATCCTGACAATTCTTCATTATGCGGGTATCTTTCTAGTATATTTGTAGATGACAGCTTGCCAACAAGTGCGGTATATCACTACAATACAAATAATAGCATCATCAACTTTACTGCCCGTTACCATCCAATCCATACCTTTGTGGCATTAACCACAATTGTTGCCCACTTTCATCGTCAGGTACATCGTCACTTACCCGCCAAGAATCTCTTATTTTAACATCTACTAGAACAGGAACTTTGTGTAAGAACTGCTCTCCTGCATGAATCATTCTCTCTTTTACTATATGAGCCACCTCTATAGTATGCTTAATTGGTGTCTCAATGCAAAGTTCGTCATGAATGGTATTGACTAATTTAGATGTAAAGTGCAACAAAGGAAAATAAAGCAGAACAATAGACGTCTTGGTCATATCAGCAGATGTCCCCTGAACAGGGTGATTCCTTCCTACTCGCTTGAAAAAGTCAACCATATTATTAAATTCTCGCTTCGTCTCAAAATCTTTCTCATTTAATGTGGGAAACCACCTGATTCTACCACCAATTGTTCTAGTCCAACCTCTCTTATATGCAGCATCACCCTCATCTTTTAACCATTCCATCAAAATAGAATATGTCTCATTATACCTTCGTAGGTGACCGTCTGCCTCAGTGGAAGAACAATTAAGACGCTCTGCAAGTGTCTTTATCATCATCCCATAAATAATACCAAAATTCAAGGTTTTAGCCGCTCTCCTCAATACCGTAGAAACGCTGTCATATGAAACTTTGTACATTTGAGATGCAGTAGCCCGATGAATGTCCCCTTTCGGGTCTTAAAGCATAGCCAACATTACAGGGTCACCACTCAACTCCGCAACTATTCTTAATTCAATTTGACTATAATCAGCAATGACAAATTTATAACCTGGTGCTGGAACAAAACAAGACCTTAATATCTCTCCTTCCTTGCCCTTCTTCTGAATATTTTGAAGGTTTGGGGCAGAGCTACTAAACCGCCCACTTTCAGTTCCATTCTGATGAAATCTCGCATGGATTCTTCCATCATCTCTAATACAATTAATAAGATTATCACCAAAAGTTTTCTTGACCTGATTAAGTCCCCTATATTTTATTAGGTTTTTAAGCGTGGTAGCTTTCACAGAATCACTATTGTAGACACTTTGAGCGACTTTTATAGTTCCACTATTAGTTGGACCTTTCCTCGTCTTCTTATTGACCTCCCGTAAGTCTACACCAATTTCATTAAAAGCCTGTACAAGCTGTTGCCAACTATCGAGATTAAGAACTGGTGGTGGTTTTGATTTGGGTGTATTGGCATATGGAGTACCATCCTTCTTCAATCTCACTAGTTTGGGAGGTGGTACTGGTGGATCTGGTAAAACCTGCCTCAATTCAGTACTTATTTTAAATAACTTCTTCTTAGTGTTATCTAAGCTTTTATTCCACATCTCAGAATCTAGAGTAATACCAGCAAGTTCCATTTCCGCCACTGATTCAACTAAAGCAAACTCCAATTCAGCAATTGGATTAAGCCTATACTGATTCAAATACATTTGTTGTCGTTTACGTATTCCTGGGAGAACAAGAACATCGCCAGCCGCATAGCGAAGTTGTTCCTCTGTAAACGGTGCATCATCAGGATGGTTAACAAATGTTAACACAATATCCTTATCCATCTTGTAGTCTAGGTACTTGAGTGAAAGATTATCAAGAGAATTTCCCCCTTTTCCTATTCCCATATGCAATAATGACTCCGCTATCTTAGTGTCAAAGACTCCACGAAGAGGAATTCCACGTAGCACTTTCAAAATTTTGTAATCATAGTTAGCGTTTTGGACAATTTTAATCCATCGCTTCCTGTTCATTAATAAGTCATTCAAAAGAGATATATCAACCTTTCGAGCATCAATAACATACGCTTTACCTTTTATCTCAAGCTGAACAAGAAGCAGCTTAACCCCTGGTGTAAGAATATCAAGTCCACCTTTATTCTCTGTATCAAGACTTATATACTTACATTGTTCCGCCTCTGCCAAGATTAGAGGTATTTCCGCATTTTTCTCAATGAGTTCATAATTGTCTAAGTTTATTTGCATAACCAGCTAACTTCCTTCCCATCGTGCATAGTATAATTCACCTGCACTTCTCCTTTGTCATTAACAGTATCAGAATACTCAGAAATCACTATCCAAGGTTGTACATCTGGTTGAATATTTGGTGTGATAGCTGGTGTTGTAGTTGGAAGTGGGTATATTGTACCATTTCCACCACCTATTTCGATAGGTCTATTCATCCTAAACTTAATTTCAGCCGTCACTTCGTCAAGAGCTTCCTCTCTAGATTTGCCTTGAGCCATCAATGCTTCAAATAACCCCTGATATATGGGATCAGAGAACACTCGTTCCTCAGTAAAACAAACGAACCGTAAAGGACACTTTGGACAAAGACATTCCTTATCTAAGCTATGACTTTTATGTTTACTGCTCATCGTATTTCTCCAAATATGAGATAACTTTGTTTGTCTTGTCAATATCATCACTAAGCAGACCAAGTAATAAATTACATTGACGACACAATAAACCTCTTACTTTATTAGTAGCATGATTGTGGTCTACTACTAACTTATAGTTAGGTTTCTGCCCACACACGGCACACTTACCATCTTGTTGATACCATAAAATGTTGTAACCATCTTCAGACATATCAAAATCTTTTTTAAGATTAAGTATCCATTTGTTATGACGTACTCTATCCAAATTATTATGAACCCATTCTAAGTTCAATTTACTTTTACGTTCTTTATTCTTTTTTGCCCAACCATTACTATTTTCTCTTTGCTTACTAGCATAATCGGGGTTACTCTGTCTAAGATTCTTTTCATAGCAAGAACGGCACATTCCCAATGAATATATTTCTCGTTCTATGTGAGGACAATTTAAGATTGCTATTCTTCTTTTTAATAACCCAAGGTCTAATCTATAATGCTTAATAGTTGATGGGTGACAACCAACAAAAGTTGCAATCTCTTTATCGGTCTTTGTTTGGTAATTCTCCATTATGTACTTCACATTTTTGTCTTTCATTTTCTATTACTCTTTTAGCATCTTCAATAGTATAAACCATATCATCTAGTTCTTTTGGTAGTTGCCCCTCGTCAATCATCTTCTTTGTCATCATAAAAGAGAACATATTCCAAGATACGGCACTAATATGGTCTTCGTCAGTTAGTCCTTCTTTGACAGCACAAATATGTCTCTCCGCACTATCAAGATAACGACTTAGTGGTTGCCCTAAGACCCAATTCCAATCACCATATTTTTTGCTACCATTTTGATAATGTATAGCTAATCTACGTAGTGGATACGCTGGGATAAGGTCAAAACGTCCCTTCCCGTCCCTAGTATCTCTTTTACTACCAGTTTCAAATTCTTGATGTTTGCCGCTATCTTTAACTTTGTCAAACTCTGCCATCATCCTCTCCTTGCCAATTTCTCCTTTTCTGTAACCGCTTGAGCTAACTCATTAGCTATTTCATTACTGAGTCTGCCATTCCAAACTATCTCCACCTTAAAAGACGCAGTTCGTATTAGCATAATAACCTCATTTCGTAAAATTCTAAGATGCTCAAAATTACATTTCCACCTTTTCACTACGTGACCGTGAACAAGGGCACTGTCTGTATATATTTTACAAGGTTCATTTGTAGTATTAATACCTTGCAAATACTCTAAAGCATATATCATAGCCGCATATTCTATTTGATTATTAGAAACATCTTCACCCCACAGTGAAGAGTATCTCCACACCTCAATACCATCGTGTTCTACGTAAACACCAACCCCACCAAAACCTGGGTTACCATTTCTTACAGACCCATCTACCCACACTTCAAACATTATTCTTCCTCAATAAAATTAGGTAACAATATAGTACCCAACCGTAGCTCAGGATGTCCCTCTTGCTTTATAATACCTTTCAACCACTGAACACCGTGAAGTATTTCTGTCATATAGAACAGCTTAGAATTGGTAAACTTACCATCGCTTACTATCATGTAAATACCAGTTAATAACATACGGTCAAGAGTACCAAATACACCATCAACAACTGCAACACATTCTTCCTCTTGGTTTATCCTAAATTCACATTGTTCATAGGAAATTTGCTCACCATCTCTCCAAATTACAGTATGCTGATAACTACCATCACCCTCTATTCTATACATTATATCTCCATCCTCACTCCTGTGAAGACATTTGGTGTATACCTCTCTGTTGGGAACACATACTCTCTAGTAAGATTAAAGTCAGTAACCCCATTTTTTTGAACCACAACAACATATCCATTAGTCTGAGGTTTACTATAAAACCCCATAACAGCATAATCTGGAACTCTGCAAAGACATCCACTTTCCATTACCTTCAGATTACCACTTCTGTAAGTTGCACCTACCATATGAGTATGAGACTCTATTACAAGACGGAAGTCACGTAAACTTAACGTATCTTTCCATTCATCAAGGAAACTTCTAACATTCATTGCCGCCTTCAAATCAACTTTTGAGAAGAACTCTGCATGAGCAAATACAGCATCATTTATCTGTAAAACAGGTGTCTCAGACACTATAATATTGGGGAAAGGTTTCGCTAACAGCTTCAGGATACTGCCTTTAACCAACCACAGTAAGGATGGTGGAACACCTTTCATGAAAGCCTTATCTATCCTTTTGTCATGATTGCCCGATGTGACAATAACTAAGGGAAAGTTCTCACTCAGGGTTTCAAAATACCTAACCGCATTGTCTATCTCTACCTCAAAAGGAACGCTTAGATTCTTATTAAACCTTGAAATAGAGTAGCAATCAATGACTTCAGTTGTTAGTACAACATCCGCAGACGCATTTCTATTCATAGCAATCTGTATCTGGTCATCACACTGAAATGGGATATGGGGGTCACCAAGATGCAGAATTTTTAAGTTTTCCTTTGGTAGTTCTAGGTACATTTGATTCGGTTGAAGCTCAAGTACCTTATCTGGTTCATCCTCAATACCTTCTATGATGTCCTTGTAAGCGGAATAGTATGGCATCCTATTTGGTATTGGTCTATCAAGAAGTGACCTCACACTAAGCCGCAAAATTTTATTATGAACAGCATCTCTAGAAAACTCTTCCCCGAACTCTTCAGTCATTATCTTAGCTATTTGACTTTCGCTGTATCTTTCGGGGTCACAAACAAGTTCGGTCAAACGTCTTGACTTGTCAAAAATCCAATCAATCATACACTTTCTTCTCCTCTGTGTTTCGGGCATTTACGCCACAACCTATACGACTCCTGCCTACACCTACTCGCAACTCTCTTGTCACAAATAATTAAATCAGCATAATAACAATTTACTGCTCTACGTTCCTCTTCTTCCTTTGTGAACAAATTATAGAAGCGATTTCTTCGCATTATTATTCTAATACTCCCACATCTTCAAATAGAACGGGTAACTTCTTCCTGAACTCTAATAAAAGTATATACATAAGTTGCCGCATTTGCGGATGACAATTTGGTTGCGTTCTCAAACCAAGAACATGTCTCCACTCTCTGATATTCATAGTAGTTGCAATTTCAGTCTTTAGGGAATTAGGTAATACGCTTCTAGCCTCTTGAGGTGTTGCTCCTAGCTTAATTAGTTTATTGTATCTAATCTCAGCTTCCTGCATTGCTCTATACCACAGTCCCCATTCCAGTGAACCCTCGTCCCAAAAAAGAGGACGGATAAACATTACACCCTTTTTACTGTAATTACAGTATCTCGTTGACTCTTGAGTATAAGAAGCTATACGATGTCTAACGAGTTCATGTGTCACACCTCTATCACATATAAACTTTACTGTGATATTAGTATGCTCTAAAACACTACCGTGTCCCGATTTAATTATACTACGAATAAACTTCTCCGCAGAACCTTTAGTAATTTTATCCTCTGACTTATAAGCAGTCCTACCGCACAACTCAAGCTTGGTGATAATTTGCAACTCATTTATATCGTCAATAATCTCAACAGATGGTTCTATAATCTCCATTATTCGTCCTTCCTTGTTTTAATTCCTTTTTGCCACATAACCAACTCTCTTTTTAGCTCTTCTAATTCCTCATATACATTATTAGCCTCACGCAGAACTCTCTCCATTACTGGAAATGGGATTACGACCATCTTACTCATACCATTCTGTTGAGTGAACTTAAACTTAAAAGCAAAAGCGGGATAAAAATCTAAAGATTTCGCTTGTGTTATATGCTTATCAAACCATTTCCGTTCAATACGCATTGATTTTCTTTCTTGACCTTTATCACTATAACCATGCTTACACTCTAAGTGTATTTCTGAGTCAAGCCAAGGTAACATCCATCTAACATCCCCTGCCAACTCGGATATTCCCTCTGCTGTACCAATTGCTCCAGACCTCTCTATTCTTCTGCCATAAATTTTCCCCTTGGGGGAAACACCCGCTAAAGCCGCAGTTTCACGTTCAAATACTTTACCCTTTTTAACTGCCACTACCTTGCTCCTTCTTAATCTGCTCTGCAACTGACTGTTCTGTTGGTCTACTCTCATCAGGTATACTATTATCATAGTCACCAATAAGTGTCCCCTGATCTTCTTTACCACTTTCTGGAATATCATTTTCAGTAAACTTGAGATAATCTTCCCAAAAAGTCAGGGCAACATTATCGGTAAGTGGACCGTGCCTATTTTTAGCTATTTTATACCACCCCTTATTTCTCTCACCATGTGTAGTTAGACTCAGCCTGTGCAATAAGATAACACAATCTGCCATGTTCTCGATGTCACCACTCTCCTTTAAATCTTCCTTCGTAGGCTCTCTACTATCATCAAAACGCCTAAACTGACTTAATACTATAAATGCGATGTCATTATCCTTTGCAAAAGCACAGAACCTTCTCATTATGTCAGTAATAGCTCTCCTGGTATCTCCTACATAATCTAAATCTTGTAGGTAATCAACCACTACAACATCCACAATATGGTTTAATAAATGTTTCTTGATACTGCTCAAAATAAAACTACAACTCTGATTTCCCCTATCTTCTACATAAAGATTTTGTGCTTTTTTAAGTAATTTATCCTGAATTACGCCATATCTAGTGTTATCCTCATCTGTAATAGCACCATCGTTCCACCTCTCTATTGATACTTTTGCCTCTCCACACATCAACCTATCAATGTATTCTCTTCTATCAAGTTCGGGGGTGAACAATAGGAGTTTCACATCATCCAGTATCATCTTAGTTATTATATTGGACACAAGTACGCTTTTACCAATATTAGTACTAGCCCCTATGACAGTTACATGTTTCTTACTAATTGCTCTATCCCTATTTAACCAGTAAAAACCAGTTTCCATCCCCTTATACTTTTGGGGGTTATTTCTCCTATCCATATAACGCTCATAAGCATCTGGTATAAGAACACCCAAAGAAATAAGACCACCACGCTCAACGGCACGGTCACTTACGACTTGTTCCAAGTCAGACAAATCAGTAATAAGTGCAGATTCATCATACTTTTTCTGACCACCAATCTTACGTGTTATCTCTTGAACCTTTGCTAACTTCCATTGCTTATGTATTATTTCAACATAACCTTGAGCAACGTTTAAATCAATAACTGCTGGACAACACTCTATTATCTCAGACAACTTAGAAAGTCCACCCACAAAACTAAGAACGGTCTGACCATCTGGCATCGTCTCTCCCTCAAGTTTGTCAACAACAAAGTCATAAGTACAAGCACTTCTCTCAAGCCTAACATTATAAATTAAGGGAAATATAATCCTATTTTTACGCTTAGAAAAATGAGTTTCATTTAAACCACTTTTAATTATGTACTCTGCAACATCATCATCTAGTATAAACATGGCAAGGAGAGCCTCTTCCGCATTCTCATAAGAAACTGGAAGCCTCCCATCATCAGCAGTTCTAATTACAGAAGCAGTATTACCAAATAGTATATCCTCATTCTCTGTTTTAAGGTCAATCTCGTCAATCTGCTCTTGAGTTAATTGTATCTCATTTACCATATTTCGTCCCCTCTCGCTTTAACCACCACCTGGCATCCACCGCACCTTCTATTGCTCTATTAAAAGTTTTCAAATGACCATTAGCTATCAACGAGTCAACATCAATTTTACCCTTCATGGTATAACTTGCAATTCTTAATATTGCCACCTTCAACTGTGGAATCTCCTTTAATAACATTTTAGTCATCAGATAAGCAGGAGAATATATACCAAAAACTCTATCAAAATCTGCCGCTAAAATAACTTCTTTACCTTTAAACAATGATGACCACCTCTTCTGCCATCCAAAAACACCAGGAGTAGCCACAATAGGGAAACCATGTTGGTGGGCTACAATGGCTTTAAACTCTCCTTCAGTTATTATAATCCTATTACTCGTATCTATTATATCATGATTAAAAAGAAAAGTTGCACCTCTTACCACATGACTACCAGACAAACTCGTATAAGTTGGAGTTCTTTCTTTATATTTGTAAGTATCAAGTATTCGTCCCCTTAAATCAGTAACTTCCCCACAAACTAAGTATGGAATTGTAATTCTATTAGTTAATGCGGGATAATTATTATAAACAAGACCAGCATCCTCAGCCAACGGGTTGCTATATTCATCATAAAAATCAGTGGAACAGAACCCCAACTTAAAGTTATCAATTGTCTGTTGTGTTAAACCTCTAGACTTTAAGTAAGTTGAAGCAGATTGTACCCTGTCTTGATAGTATTTATTACCCAAAGAAGTATAAAGACTTCTCACTTCTTTGACATCAAGCACCTTTTCCTCAACTTCTATAACTTCGTACCCCTCTTCAGGAATAATTATACCCCTAGCAGGACAATGTTGACATCTCCACACCAACTTTGCGGTATTAAAATTTGCATCATCACAACCACAATGAGGACAAACTCCCAATATCTCATGTTCCCTACGCTGGCGAATCTTTAAATCATCAACCAAAGCAATACTAATGTTCAACGTTCTTTCCATTCCTGTGTCTCTGACAGGTTCTACATAAACCTGTTTTATTGTCACTACGTATTATATTTCCACATCCACAGCGTCTCCTCTTAAAGTTAAGAGGATTCCACCTTTCAACCGTCTTATCACTAGCGATTTTTATTGTCTTCGGTGGTTGTGGTGGTGGTTGCATATTAGACCTTATGATAGGATGCTGTGCCTTCCACGTATTAATAACAACCACCTTCAAATAGGCAAGAACTTCCCACTTGCTCCTAGTCTTAGGTAATTTAGTTAATGACAACATCGCATCCCACACGGTAGGTGGGTCAGTCAACTTAATTAAACTCAGAATGTCCTTTTCAGAGATATTGAACTCAGCAATATCAATAAATGCCATATGAAGTTTCTTGATAAGTCCTCGCTTCATATCACGTGGCATTGAGTTCCAATCATCACCCAAATTTAACTGTCCCCACCACCATGTTAAACTACGAGCGTTATCTTCAATATCGCCCATATTTAGTATCTCCAGTTAAATTATAAGGTTGACTCCTCATCTTTCTTGGAACTCAGAACAGTGTAATAGTCTTCACCGTTAAGAATTCTCTCAATAGCATCAGCAGATAATGGTGCAGTAACTTGCTTAATGTCATATAACTTGTCCTTCCAATCTTCACCTACAGCTTCAACTATGTCAATCTCAGTCTTTTGCTTAGGAACACAAGTAGTCATTGACTCACTGCCCTTACCCCTTGTATCCAATTTAATATCATAATTTTTAAGGTCACCCAATTCAGGTTCTTCCTCAAACGACTTAAACTGATCTACAATTCTCTTACCCTTCTGCATAATTTGAATCTTATTACGAGGTGTTGCTTCTACTTTAGATAAATCTGCACCACACTCACATTCACTTGGGTAAGAACCGCCACTCTCGTAATGTTCAGCTTCACAACTAGGACACAATGCAATAGATGTTCTATCAAGAACATTGAAGGTATATAGTTTACGAGCATTTAGAACATCCTTAGTTTTTGGGTCAGTCTTCTTTTGTCCTCGATTCCAAGCACAGATAGGACAATCATCCCACCCTGGGCACATAAAAGACATCCCCTTTCCCGCATTTGCATTGGGGAAGGCGTGATGTCCTTTTGGTACAAAATGTGACCACTGTACTTCTGGTCGAATATCAAGCACTCTAATTACCGTTTGATGGTCACTCGTAACTTTAATAAAGTCAGAACCGTACCTTGCTCTTGTAGTTGTTCTCTTGCTACTTTCGTCTAAAATTTTGCCAAATTCACTCATCAGACTCTCCTTTTACTTTTTATTATACCACATAATTGGCTAGATGTCAAGCCTTTTCGTGGCTTAGGAATAAGTATTTTTTCTCCGTCTTCTCCCACCCATACCTTTGCCATTTCTCTATGTATATTATACCACACGATAGGTCAGTTGTCAAGCCCTAACCATAAGGTTTTATCCTAATATTATGCCAGTAATATTATTAACCTACCCCATCAATTTTGGCAATACTTGCCCAAGGTACACCATCAACACCAGCAATCGAAGCCGCTAAAATTCTATTTAGTTTAGCAATATTTGGACCCCCATCGCCAGGAGGATTTCCAAGTTCCACAAAGTATAAGTCAAGGGAGGTATCAATAGCCCAGGAACTACCACTGTCATTAGACCAGACAAAGGCGCCATCACCATAACCTGCATTATTGTCTTGTCTGAAGTAGAACCAGTTAGGGGTGTCGTCAGCACCAGGAACTTTAACTACTATAGCATACATAGTTTCTGCTGATAATAAAGCCCCTTCTCCAAGGTCTATAGTTACTATCTCACCAGCGGTATCATCAGTAATTGCACTTCCATTAAAGCTGCCTGAAGCTATAGCACTATTGTCAGGCTTGCTATCAGTAGTGCCTTGAATCTCTACATTTACAGTACCAGGAGAACCAAGCCTGTAACACTTCAGCTTAACCTGAGTAACGGTATGCTCAATAGCCACAGTAAAGGTCTGTCCTCTATATCTAACACCACTACTGATATAGGTATAACTATTATCTACCTTATGATTCTGATATTCAGTAACCATATTTAACTCCTCTCTATTACAGTACCATCAGGATTAAACCAAATAGCATCAGAAGAATGAGCATAACCCACTCTACGAACAAACTCACCAGCATTACTCGGTGCAACTTGGGACATTTCCCCACTTACAGTATGCACAAAAAGTCCACTAGCCACCACCCAACTCCAACTATCATCTCTTATGTAACCTAGAAGTAATAAAGTAATACTGTCATCCTCCACACCTGACGCAACTACCAATGACAAATGTCCATCTGTTTGCCCTTCTACTGTTGCAATTGTTTTCTTCCACTTACTATCACTTGCATAATAAACTAATTCACCAAATGCCAAGGTTTCACCAGCAATACCACTACACACTAATCCTGCCCAATCGTGGTCGCTTGTTAAGGTCTCTTCAATATTTATTCTTTTAATAAACTCAAGGGCGGATTCACCAGCATTTACGGCAACAAGTTTCTTAGACGAACCAGTAAAATTAGCAGGAGTATCTGTCAAACCAACAAATGCAGTAGGTGCAAATTCTAGAGCATCCTCACCAACATTTACCCTAGCAAACTTTCCACCTTGACCCCCATAGCTTGATGGTGTATCTATAAGCTCAAGAAATTCATCACGACCTGAAACCACTATGATTTGCCCATCTTCAAATACAGTTATACCATTTAATCCCGAAATTGTAACCGCACCAGTTAAGCCATTCAAGCTGTCCACGTCAAGTATATCTTCACCAGAGACTACTATCACTTGACCATCTTCAGTTACAGTAACAAGACCTGCACCAGATATTGTTATAATATCAAATAATCCATTTAAAGATATTACTTGAGCACCAGTGCCACCGACAAAAACACCACCAGACGTTGCATCATCACCAATATACAATGCTTTGGTGTCCGTTGCCCATACTGGTTCACCACTTTCAGGAACAATACCTAGAATTTCGGTGCGTGTTCCTCTTCTTAAATATATTTTTGTTGCCATTTTATTTCACCTATTTAATAAGTTCTTGCCTACTACCAACAGTATCTATTTCATAATGTAAATCTACCTCTAATAAATAAACACTCTTACCATTAAAAGTATCCAATGCGTCATCAGACCTACGTGTTAAACTACACAATAACATTGTTGATACATCATCTCCACTAGCGGGCATTTCACTTCCACTTATTGTAGCAATGTAGTGAAACTTATGCTGGTCTGCTATGGCGGGCATTGCTTGAACAGTATTTACAGTAGTTGGATTTGGAACTATGCCATCCTTTTCTGCTATACTGTAAGTAAATTCCCAATAAACATCTCCAGCAGTATCGTCTTCTGGTACAATGTGAACGTGAGGATAAAGTGTTGTTCCCAATTTATATGCGTGTGGCATTTGCCACGTGAAGTAAACTGTCTGATAATTTACTGCTTGGTCTTCAAAAGCTAACACTTGACCACCTTTATAATCAGTCCAAACAGGAGGTTTGGTGCTGTGGGTCTTGAGCATATTAGTAGGAGTCCGTAAATCTTCCCACACAGTAGACTCACCAGCAAAACGATGAGTTCCATCCGCTTCAAACTCTGTATAATTTCCTTTTGATATTTGTTCCTTACTACCAATTCTTGTTTTTGGTCTGCCATAAATATCGTAGTAACCATTAGCTTCACCACCATCAAGAATGTTATTCATTGTAGCAGATTCAGCATCAACTACTTCTTCACCACACCTTACAGCAACCGCACCTGAATAATCAGTATCAAATCTAGAATATATTATACTATCTGTCCAAGTAGCTCCATCAATAGTCCCGTCATTATCATTATCTGTCTCATCATAGACAGTAGCACCAGCACCTTCATCTATCTGCCACAGAGCTACTGTATTGGCATCCAGTGGGAATTTGCGACCTGCTCCGCCATTATAATTAGCAGTTATTTCAGCTTGAGTTCGAGCTACATTTGATATGCGGACTTGGGCTATCTTACCTTTTAAGTACTTGGCATTCCATGGATTATGACCAAGTAATAAGTTTACTGTAGAGTGGTCATTTATCACAGCATCAGAGAGAGTTTTGTCAGCTTGTGCTACGTTATTTATATAACACTTAACCGTAGTTCCTTCCTTTGTAACTACTACATAAGCATCAGTGCCAGCAAGACTATCGTGCGACCAACCTACACTTTCATAGCCACCATCCGACTTACCAATCGCAAAATCAGTGCTGCTAATCCTTACTCCAAACCTAAATCCTTTATAACCACTATCGAATTTGTACACATTAGCAAAGGCACCAGTATTATCAGCATCGGGGTTTATCCATATCTCAATACTGAGGTCACCTACTAGATTTAGACTGCCATCATGTCCACAATTTACTTCATCATCCCCATCAAAGCTGAGGGCATAACCAAGGAAAGGTACAACGCTATCACTATCATAATAATCCACTGGTCTCCATTCTAAACCAGCCTCAGCCTCGGTAATAGTAGGAACTTGTGGGAATCTGTTTGTATAATTACTTGGAGTATCGGTCAAATCAAGGAAGGCAATAGCAACGATTTTATCATACAACTCATGTAGAACAGCTTCTACATCCTCTGACACAAATACATCAGGACTATCCTCAATACCAATTAGACTTGCACCAAGACCAGAAGCCGTAGCAAGAAGACCAGACATTGTAGGGACTAATGCTACACCATCAGTTCCTAACTGAACAGTACCACGTTCTGCGGTTGTCGCTATTCTTACTTTTGTTCCCCTAATATCAGCATTGGGGTGAACATGACGATTCCAAATAGCACCATCAGCAATAGGACCACCAGAAGTTTGAGTCCCAGAAATTGCCCCAACAGGAGATTTACTCAAATCTAATCTACCATCAGTAACGTAGGAAAAGTTACGCCTCGTTATCTCCCGAACAACCCAATCTACTATTTCTTTAGCTTCTCTCTTAGTTATCATATTATCCACTCGGTACTATAAAATTTCCGCCTATTGCAACGCCCGCAACTGGAATGCTCTTCCATTCATGAACTGTTGCACCGAAGTCTACTGTTTTATATAATTTCTCACTTGTCCCAACAACTGCAACAGGAGTTACTGGGTCTACATCTATACATGATACAACTCCACTTATTGCTGCACCTTGAGCATAGTAAAAAATCTCTCCCTCCGCATAATCAAACTTGTAAAGAACCCCACTAGCCCCAATGAATGACTCTTGTTCATTTGAAGCATCAAATCCGACATCTCTGCCTGTTATTGGTTCATCTTCCATCTCATACCAAGTAACCCCAAAATCGGGGCTTCTATAACCTACCCCACCTTCAAAAATTGCTTGAATCTCATCACCACGATTAAATAAACCTTTAAACGCACGATACCAAATTGTATCAATACTTAGTGTTACTAACCAGCCTCCACCGCCCGTAGGACCATATCCATCGCAAACTATAGCATAAATGTTACCAGTTACATTAATTATATAAGGAGTCGAAACAGTACTCTTCCACTGGTCACTATCTATCTGTCCCCCGATAATTCCATCAATACCTATGTAAATGGTGTGTATCTCCCCCGAAGGAGGTGAAGGGGTAGTTGTGGAT